GTCTTTAGCGGTGATGATCTGCCCCGGCAGCAGCCGAGGCCAGTACAGGTGTGTCATTTGTTACCACCGTCGCCGTCGCCGTAGCCGTAGACGTAGCCGTTGCCGTAACCGTAGCCGTAGCCGTAGCCGTAGCCGTAGCCGCGACCGTAACCGTAGCCGTAGCCGTTGCCGCGACCGTAACCGTAGCCGTAGCCGTTGCCGCCGAGGCCGTAGCCGTTGCCGTCTTTAGCGGTGATGATCTGCCCCGGCAGCAGCCGAGGCCAGTACAGGTGTGTCATTTGTTACCACCGTCGCCGTCGCCGTCGCCGTAGCCGTAGACGTAGCCGTCGCCGTAGCCGTAGACGTAGACGTAGCCGTAGACGTAGCCGTTGCCGTAACCGTAGCCGTAGCCGTAGCCGTAGCCGAGGCCATTGCCGAGGCCGTTGCCGTAGCCGTAGCCGCTGCCGTAGCCGTAGCCGAGGCCATTGCCGAGGCCGTTGCCGTTGCCGTAGCCGTTGCCGTCTTTGGCGGTGATGATCTGCCCCGGCAGCAGCCGAGGCCAGTACAGGTGTGTCATTCGTTACCACCGTTGCCGTTGCCGTTGCCGTAGCCGTTGCCGTCGCCGTAGCCGCTGCCGCTGCCGTAGCCGTAGCCGTAGCCGTAGCCGCTGCCGTAGCCGTAGCCGTAGCCGTTGCCGCCGAGGCCGTAGCCGTTGCCGTCTTTAGCGGTGATGATCTGCCCCGGCAGCAGCCGAGGCCAGTAGAGGTGTGTCACCCAGCCCTCCGCATCTGGTTGAGTGCATTCTGTAGGGATCGGTAGTCCTCGAAGTACGGCACCGTCTCGGTGTCGTAGCAGAGCTCGGACTTGTAGACAGCCAGCCGCAGGCTCTCCAGCTCCCTCTTGACGTCCACCCCCTGTCTCATCCGCCCAGCGAGCTCTCGCCAGCCCTCCTCACCAGCGGTGAGGTACTTCATGGCGTAGTGAGGGGACCACTCGACAGGTCTTGGTGTAGACCAGCCGCGGCTCTCAGCCCTCGGATCGTTGCCCAGTCGTATCAACGTGTTGAGCCACGTCTGGAACGTGTAGTACCCGACCTCCTTGAGGACCCGCTTGGCCTCTTTGCGGTTGAGCCTCGGCACCTCGAACGGTTCGTTACCCCCGACCAGCGTCCAGCCGCTCTCGTCGGGCTGGATGAGGGCATAACTCGGGGTGTTGTAGTACCGACCACCCACTTCAGCGATGTGGTTGGGCAGAGGGTAGTCCCGGTCCGACCATAGGGACGAGACATGAGGGCCAAGGAGCGACCAGACCACACGGTTGGTGAGGACAGAGGGGTAGGGATCCAGCTCAATGAGGTTGTTCTGGTCGTTCTTGTAGGTGATGATGTCGGTCTGGTAGAGCCGAACCACGATGCCGCCAGTGGTTTCGTCCTGACGAATGGTCAGGTTGTCGTTGGACCGTCGTGCCAAGGGCCTCGTGTTCTGGTCGGATCGACCACGGATGGGCTTGATCGAGTTGTATTTCTTGAGGGCGGAGTCGTAGCTGAGCATACGACCGCCGGGGAGTTCGAGATTGCTACCGAACATCGTTGGTCTCCTGTAAATCGGGGCTTGTCTCATCAGTACGCTGGTAGCCAACCAACGCAGACAGACCACCGGTGTGGTGGTCTGTTTCGACGCTCATTTCTGCTTCTTGAGGTAGGCCGCCACGGTATAGGCGTTCACCGACAAGCGAACCACCATGACACCGGGCTTATGGTCAGGGAAGTAACCAGTGGCTTCCCAGCCAGCAGTACCAAGGGACGTAGTACCGTCCCACATATTGGCCCTGACCATGTCCTTGATGTGGTCGATAGAGGATCGACCGGGGTTGATAACAGACAGAACCTCGGCAGTCTGTTCCAGACTGTACTCATCGAACTCGATGTAGAACCCTTGGTTGATACAGTCAGCCTTACGCTGCCATTCATCACGGATCTGCTGTTCGGTAGTACGAGAGATCATATTAAAGCTCCAATTCCAGAGGGGCAGAACTGACGTTGTAGTGGATATGGAGGTGGGTATACCCATACCGCTTGAGGTTACGTACCTCGTCCACAGCGACCACTTGCCCTTTGTAAGGGCTGGACTGGGTAGTGATGATGAACTCCTTACCAACAGCCCAGTCATAACCAGCGTCAGACTGGTGCAAGTAGGTCCGTCGACGAGGACGGACCGTAAGGATACGATGAGTGTCGGACTCAGTGAGGTCAGCGAGCTTTACCCAGCCTGTCGTAGGCTGGGTATCGGTAGTGACAGCGGTGTCACCAAGAAGGTCGTCGATAAGGGCCAAGAAGTCAGTGTCCAGCGTCACAGCACCACCTCCTTGGACTGAGCACCGAGACGAAACTCGATCCGGGTGTAGCCCATATCCTTGAGGCTCGACTCTTCGTAGCAGTCAACAGTGAGGCCAGACAGAGGGCCGTAACCACGGGCAAGTACCGGCTTACCAGCATGGTAATCACGGATCACTTGGGTGATGTTGGTGTAAACTTCAGTAGAAGCGGTCGCTTGGACCGATAGCGTGTCCAGTTTCATGATAGTCTCCACTTGGACGGTTAGAAGGGATTTTGTTTACCAGCGGGGTCTGCCCCGGCGGCGAAGCCAAGTTCGCATCTCGGGGCCGGCGTGTCAAATCCGGGGGGATTTAGGTATAATCAGAAGGAACGTAACGCGAGACTATCTATTTTTTAGGGGTATAAGTTTACTGTTAAGTTTGTAAGTGCTTGATAATAAAGGACTATCTAGTTGTTAAGTTTGTTACGTAAAGGTAGATAGATAGGAAAAAAGTGTTTGGGACCAACGGGTTAGGCTGAAAATTGGGGGTATCTATCTATTTTTAAGTAAACACGGTATGTTTGGGGTGTGTGTGTTGAGGTCGTGGGGTATGATGATACCACCTACGCTCGAACAGTATGATTTTTGCAGATAGATAGATAGATTATATATAACAATATACTATACACTACCTCTCCCCCGCTGGTATATGCCCCAGCCCCTTGGTTTATTGGGGTCCCAAACAAACGTTACATGTATACTTTTATATGGTTTGTGTTCACTCTCTGAGATATGTAAACAAAAAACGCATATACGGGTCTGTAACTTTAGGGGGTTAACCTATTGATTTCATTGAAAAAGTGCTTTTATATAGGTCAGCACTTAACCTATAACTTTCAGTTTACACATATAGTTTGTTGGAAGTAGACACAGGCCCCGACCAATGGCGTTAAGTTAGGGCGGCACTGGGTCGTGCGTGCTAAAGGCCCCCGACGTATGGCGAGCGTAGCGAGCAGAGCTGAAAGACTCCGCGCGTGCGCGAGGTCCGCTGTGCTGCAGACAAAAGAAAACCCGCCCGGTGGTGTTCCGGGCGGGTCGATGGTCAGAGGGCGAGGCCGATCACGATGATCGATGCTGCGAGGATAAGTAGCGCAAGCGCTGCTCGCATGTTCCCTCGCGTGGGCGGTATCGCCTGTTCCTTGCTCCGCAAATATCGAGCGGCTTCCCGCTGCCCGATCTTCGATACGTGGGCATCGTGCTTGTCTTGGCGGTCGCGCAGTTCTTTCCGTGTCATATCACTTCTCCTGTTGAGGGGAGGCGGAGCCTTGCGGCTCCGCCTGTTGTCTTAGAGTTCCCGCAGGTTCGACTTGGCTGCCCGAGGGGCGGCGCCGTCGCCTTTGGTGAACTTCAGCTTGGGCTGCGGGAACGGTCGCTTGACGAAGGCGAGCTGCACGTCGTCGGCTTCCTTGAGGACCTTGGCAAGCTGCGCTGCCGTCACGTCCTGCCCCTTGGCAAGCTCGGTGGAAAACTGACCGTCGAGCCAGACCTTCCAGCCGTCGAGCTTGACCTTGGCGCTGATGAGCGCCTTGAGCGCATCGGCCAGATTTTCGGCCGAATACTTGCCGTTCTGGCGCGGCTGGAGCGTAAAGACGCCCGAGCCTGCCTTTTTCTCGACGATCGCGAAGTTGCCTTCCCACGTCTTGGGCTGAATGTTAGTCATGGCTTGTTTCTCCTAGGCCATGTGGGTTGCGAACCCTATGTCAAAGACCGTCAGCCCCGCCGGGCTGGCGTCCCTAGCGGCGTGTCGTCTGCCGTTCGGTACAATCAATAGGCCATAGTCGACACGATATGTCAAATCCGCCTTGTTTTATGGGCTTCTGGGCCGCGCCGTGTCACGTTCGGCGGCGCCGCTCGGCGTCGGGGGAGGGGGGCACATGGACTCGGCTTGCCGACCCGCCCCGGTATTGTAGTAAACCCCTCAAAGCACGACCCCAAAAAAGGAGCGTGTATAGTTTTAAGGCCCTACCCCAAGCCATATGTATACTTCGTCTACTTTACGCGCTACCCGCTTGCCAGACCCCCCACCCCCGCGCTATCTTCGCACCATGGACTCGCTGCCGCTGCATCATACCAAGTGGACGAACCGGCTGGCCTTCGACGTGGCTCTCGCGTTGGAGGGTAGCGGGGAGTCGCTCGACGAGATCAAGCAGCGGCATGGGATCACCGCCAGTGACCTGCTGGTATTCAACAAGGACAAGGTCTTCCTCAAGCAGGTGGAAGCCTACCGCGACGACATCCGGGACAAGGGGCTGACCTTCAAGCTCAAGGCCCGGGCGCAGGCTGAGGAGCTCCTCACGACCTCGTGGGGTCTGATCCATAGCCCTGATGTCTCCCCGGCGGTGAAGGCTGACCTCATCAAGTCCACGGTGAAGTGGGCGGGGCTGGAGGCCAAGGTCGAGGAGGCCAACGCGGGTGCTGCCGGCGGGGTGAAGATCAACATCAACTTCGGGAACAACGCACCCCCCATGGTGGTGACGGCCACCGCCGAGCCGGAGGGCGACCTGATTGAGCATACTGACGAGTTTTGACAGTACCTATGAGGGATCTCCGGCAGTCCGCTTGCAGACGCTACGAGAGCATGAAGAACTACGCACGGCGCTTGAAGGCGAAGGCCACTCGTACAGGACGAAAATCATCCCCCCACGTGGCAGAACGCACCGACGCCCAAAAGGACGCCCGAGGGAAATCGTGGTGATACTGGTAAAGGAACGCACGTATGGATGACGACCCGGATGTTTACGGCTGGCATGTTATCCCCATGAATGACCTGAAGGAGCACGAGTGCTCCCCGGAGTGCTGGTGTTACCCGACAATGGATCTCGAGGCAGAGGGGCTGGTCTACATACACCACTCGCTGGACGGGCGTGAGGCGGAGGTTCACTGATGCCACTGGATATAGACTACACGCCGCCGCCCACGGGCGAGAAGTTCATGGCATCAGACGCAAAGATGCGGGTTCTGATGGGCCCCGTGGGGTGCGTTGCACCCGACACGTTGGTTCTGACTGAGCACGGTCCTATACCCATCTGGCGTATAGATCGTCCAATGCGCGTTGTATCGTGGAACGACAAGACATGTCGATTCCAGCTTTCTTGGTGTGGTGGTGCGTTCCCAAAAGGTACGGACTATCTGATCCGAGTGACAACGCCGCAAGGAGGATTTGCCGCAAACGAACATCACCTGACTTACGCCGCTGACCGTAGCTATCAACGGGTTGGATCGCTCTGCCCCGGTCAGTCCTTGTCCCTATGTTCTGGCGCCCCTGCGCTGACCACAGCTTTGTGCGGCCAGCCGTTGTCTCTGAAAGATGCTCCGCATTCGACGAGAACAGCCGTAGGTTATCTGGAGCGTTATGCAGAGTCAGCCCGTCAACGTGGTCTACAACTTCTTCGGGAAGAAGGTATCGACCTAGAGTTTGTTCAAGGACTAGGCGGTGTTCGTAGATCAGCTTCCCTGTACGGTTGGTCCGTTGCCGGGCGTACGGATGGTCTGCCGGGGCGGTTACAAGAACGTACCCGTCATGGTCTACACGGCGTCCTGACCTGTATTGGTGATTGGATGCGCCGGGTTGCGCACCCTCACCCAGCCTTGGCAGGTCCATACGCAGCATCACTTTGCGCACATAGCGGGGTGACAGCCCAACAAGCTCAGCTATCTCAACAGAAGACCGCGTTCCATCTGACAGCGCCACAATTTTCCGTGTGTTCTCGTTCATCTCACATCCCCTACATATCCGACGGGACCATCGTATCGGTTACCCGGGAGACCGTCAAGCGGTCCTATTGGGATATGCAGGTTCTGGACACGAACAACTACGTCACGGTTGACGGGACGATCCACCACAACTCGGGTAAGTCCGTGACCTGCAGCTTCGAGATCGTGCGCCGGGCGGCCATGCAGGAGCCAGACCAGACGACGGGCAAGCGCAGGACACGGGCAGCGATCGTCCGCGAGACGGCGCGTCAGCTTCAGGACACGACGATCAAGACGTTTCTAGACTGGTTCCCGCCGGGGGTGTGCGGGCGGTACATGCGCACCACCAAGACCTACTTCTTCGAGGTGGGGGACATCGAGTGCGAGATCATGTTCCGGGCGCTGGACGACGCGGACGACGTGGCCAACCTGAACTCACTGGAACTTACGTTCGCGTGGTTCAACGAGTGCAGGGACATCCACCCGGAGATCGTGGACGCCATGTCGAAGCGGATCGGGCGATTCCCGTCTTCCAAGGACGGCGGACCTACGTGGTTCGGAATGTGGGGGGACACCAACCCGCCGACCATGGACACGTGGTGGTACTACCAGATGGAGCATCTCGACCACAAGGACGGGGTCAGCCCCAATGACAACGGATGGGATGTGTTCAAGCAGCCCTCGGGGCGGAGCGTCTATGCCGAGAACATCGAGAACCTGCCAGAGGGGTATTATGATACCCAAGGCCGGTCGGAGGAGTACATCCGGGTCTTCATCGATGGCGAGTACGGGCTGAGCTCGGCAGGGCAGCCGGTGTACCAGTACTTTCGTGCGGACTACCACATGGCGTCGTCGCGCCTGCGGCCAATCATCAACGGCACGCGGCCGATCGTCGTGGGGATGGATCTGGGGTTGACGCCGGCGGCCGTTCTGGGGCAACAGGATCCTCGCGGGCGGGCGCTTGTCTATGACGAGCTGGTCAGCTTCGACATGGGCGTACAACGGTTCGTCCGCACAATGCTCAAGCCGTTGCTGCTCGAGCGTTTCTCAGGCAGCCCCATCCTTGTGGTCGTTGACCCGGCAGGCGTGCAGAGGGCACAGACCGACGAGCGGAGCGCGGTCGACATAATCAGGGCAGAAGGGCTCAAGGTCATACCGGCCAAGACCAACAAGGTCAGCGCACGCCTCAACGCGGTCGACGACTACCTCATGAGGCAGGTGGATGGGGACAGTGCGTTCCTCGTGGACCCACGGTGTACGCGGCTCAAGGCCGCGATGATGGGCGGGTACCGGTTCGACAAGAACGGGAAGATCGACAAGACGGGGGCGGCCGGACGGCACAGTCACGTGGCCGAAGCACTCCAGTACCTGATGCTGCACGTTTCGTCCGCCGGTGGAGGCGCCGAGCTTGCTAGCCGCAGACAAGTTAAGGCTGTTTCGTCTATGGGGTGGACATAACCCATTCAGTAGTTCATACTCCCACATATGGGAAAGTTCATAGACATATCCGACCAGAAGTTCGGTCGCTTGACTGCGCATGACTACACCCGCCTTTACGGGCGCAAAGAGATTTACTGGCGTTGCACCTGCGAGTGCGGTGGCAGTAAGTACGTGATGAGCCAGAACCTACGGACCGGGAAGATACGGTCTTGTGGTTGTCTCCTAAGAGAGACAACCAGTAAGCGGTTACGGACGCATGGTCAGAGTAGGGCTTTGCCCGGTGGCAAAGCATCGCCGGAATATCGCGCGTGGACGGCAATGCGCGAGCGGTGCAACTATCCGAGAGCTGTAGGGTATAAGAACTACGGTGGGCGGGGGATTACAGTCTGCGTAGAGTGGCAAGATGACTTCCAAGCGTTCTTCGACCATATCGGCCCGAGACCGTCACCAAAGCATACAGTTGATCGGATCGACAACGACGGGGACTACGAGCCGGGAAATGTGCGGTGGGCCACACGGGTAGAGCAGGCGCGCAATACCCGGACCTATAAGGGTGGACGCAAGACCTAGTGCTTCGCTCGACGGGATCCACAATATGCAGGCGCGGACGGTGAAAAGGGTTGCAGCCGCCGGGTGGACGTAATATACAGACCACGTCACTTCCGACCTCCCTGTTGGAAACTCGCTCGACTACTGGCCCCTGTCGGATCCTCCCCCGGCGGGGGCTTTTTCTCTGGCTTGTCTATAAACCGGTTTAGGTATAGATTACGCCCAGCGCAGTCTGGAGGACACCATGGCCACGATCACCCCTGCCACCAACACCGCGATCGCGGGCGTACCCCGTCTGGTCTGGTCCGGGGCTGCCACAGGCGACACCATCAACCCATTCACCGTGTCCCAGCAATACGGCCTCGCTGCTTCGATGCAGGCCGTGGGTACCTTCGGTGGGGCGACGGTGAAGCTGCAGGTCAGCAACGACGGGACAAACTGGGTCGACGCCAAGGACGTACTGGGGGATACCGTGACCATGACGGCGACCGGGTACTTCGAGCTCTCGCTGTCGGCAGCCTACATCAAGCCGGTTATCACGGGCGGCACTGGCGACTCCATCGATGTGATCGTGGTTCTGCGGGGCAGCCATGGGGTTTAACCTCCCCCTGCTCCTGCGCCGCAGACGCGGCGGATCGATCACGCCGCCAATCATCACGGCGACCGTTACACCCGTGTTAGCGGCGCTGAGTGACGGCGACGTGATCGAGGACGGGTTTTCGGCGAATATCGACCAGACTTCGAATTACGCCTCGACCGCTGGCACGATCAGCACGGTTGTCGTCGCGGTAACGGTCAACGCAGTCGGCGCGGCGCAGACGGATACCGTTGAGGCAGGCGACGAGGTAGAGGTCACCGTGACGGTGACGGACAGCGCGGCGAACGAGCGGGTCTGGACGCTGTCGCAAACAGCCGTGGCGATTGCACCGGCGGCATTTACCTCGAACATGTGGACCGTGGCTGTCGACGAGTTGACGCTAAATAGCTTGCCGGATGACGGCGGCAGCGCCATCACCGACATCGAGTATCGCGTGGACGGCGGCACTGCGGTCAGCACCGGCGAGACGACGACGGGCACCCACACGATCACGGCAGCGGATGGCGTGGACGTAGAGATCCGCGCGGTCAACGCCGTGGGCGCGGGGGCGTGGTCAGACACGAAGACGGTCGTCTCCGACGCCTACGCCATCGGCGGTGCGTCCCCCGAACTGGTCGCAGCCTTCACGCTTGCCTCCGACGCCACGACTGCGGGCGAGTATTTCCGCAAGGCGTCCAGTGATACCACGTTTGGCGACCTGTTCACGTTCTCCCGCTCGGGCACGGCCACCTATTTCGACAGCAGCGGCACACTGCAAACGGCTGCTGATGGCGTGGCCCGACGCAATGCCTACTACTACAACGGAGCGGCATGGACCAAGGGCGGCTTGCAGTTGGAAAGTGCTGCGGCGACGAATCTCATCCAGTATTCCAGCGACCTGACAAATGCTTGGTGGTCCACAAAGGACGGAGTAACCGTTACGGCCACCACTATCACGGAAACGTCGGCCAGCACGGACCATCGCGTTTCGCAGGATACAACCACGCCGCCCGCCAGTCTTTACACCATCTCAGCAGATTTTGAGGCCACGGGATCAGGCAGCACGCGCTATCCGATCCTGCGGACATTTGGCGGCGGCGTTACAAACGGATGGGCCTGTTTTAACTTGGTGTCTGGGACAGTATCGGCGCAGGGCGCAGGTATTGCTGGCGCGGATATGATAAACTTGGGCGGCGGGAAATACCGCTGCTGGATGGCCTATGACAATAGCAGCAACTTGCTGACTGGTCTGGCGTTCATTTCTCTCAGCAACACTCCCACACCTTCGGTCGGAAATCCAGTATACACTGGCGACGGGGTGTCGGGGATTGTTTGCACCAATATCCAGGCCGAAGCAGGCTCCTTCCCAACCTCCTACATTCCCACCAACGGCTCCACAGTCACCCGCGCAGCAGAGACGCTGACTATTGCCCGCGCAAACATTCCCGCACTTACCGACACTACGCCGTGGTGGATACTGGTGGACGTGCGTATGTGGGACGAAAACACACGGCAAGACTGGATGGCAATAGAACACGGACCAGACGAATTCTGGATCCGCCATGAAAATAATAAGCTCAGAGTGGTCGCCAGAACGCCGGATGATGGAGCTGTTGGTGTAGTAATCGGAAACAACATATCCACCGGCTACACAATCTTTGACGCTCGGTTTGCTCACCGCTTTACGACAACAGAGCATGGCGGCTCGGTTAACGGCGGCACTTACGTTTCAGTTACAATGACAGAAGTTCCGACGCTTCCCGGCGATCCTCTCGATTTCACAAATCAAGAGTTCCACGGTTTTGTGAGGGAGTTTCGATTTGGGACCGGCTCCCCAACGTCCGCAGACTTGGAGGCCGCGTCGTCATGATCTATCTTTCCCCAGCAGACTACTCCGTTGTGGACGCCGACTTCCCCGATGCCATTCCTCTTCTGGCAAGCTGGCGCGGTGGACGCATCCTGATGATGGGCCGGGCTACCAGCCGAGAGGTGATGCACAACACCTTAATTGGCGCGGAGTTGATGTTCCTCGACCTTGCCACCGGGCAGATGACCTATGGCCGCGACGTGGATGCCGTGGAGGAACGGCCCTACAGTTACGACCCGCGTTCTGCACCCATGCCCCGGATCATGAAAACGCCGGGCACCTACGACGATGACGGCAACGAACTAACTGCGCCCGTGTTCGACAGCCGCTACCATGCCAACATTCTGCTCGGGCCGGGCATCGTGGCGCGGGGGACGTGGAAATGGCCTCTGCTCAACTACCATTCCCACGGCCAGCTCGTGACTGACAAGAACCGCGAGGAACTGGCTTATGTCATGAACGGCGTGGAACTGATCGACCCGGATACGATCCGCAGCCCAGCTAACGTGTGGTCTTGAAGATGAGCCCCCAGATGTGTAAAGTCTTAACATGGCCGGATTGACAATGCTCCGTGTAGTCGACAACAGCACTCTTGCCCGTGAGGAGCAGGAGCGCATCGACCGTGAGCTTGCTGCCCGCCAGAATGATCCGTTCATTCTCGGACTGACAGCGTATCTGCGGGAGTGCTGGGACGCCGCTCGTATCGCCAAGAAACCTATCGAGTACATAATGCTGCGCGCGATGCGCCAGCGCAACGGTGAGTATGAGGCGGACAAACTCCAGCAGATCCGCGCGCAGGGCGGCTCCGAGATCTACATGATGATAACGGAGGTGAAGTGCCGTGCTGCCGAGAGCTGGCTGCGGGACATCCTGCTGGATCAAGGCACGCCCCCGTGGGACCTGCAACCCACGACGATCCCTGACCTGCCTCCCGACGCCGAGAGCCAGCTGCAGCAAGCCGTAGCGCGGCGCCTTGTAGAGATCATGCAGCAGACCGGTCAGGCGCCCGCACAGGAAGACATGGCGGCGCTGCGTGAGATGGTGGCTCAGGACTACCGGTTCTCCCTGCTTCAGGAAGCCCAGAATCGCGCCGACAAGATGCGCTACAAGATCGAGGATCAGTTTGAGCAGGGCGGCTGGGCGCAGGCGTTCAACGAGTTCATCACTGACCTCGTGACATTCCCATGTGGCTTCGTGAAGGGCCCGGTAGTGCGCCGGCAGCGCGTCCTGAACTACACGAAAGCCCCCGATGGTTCGACGCTGGTAGAGGCGGCAGAGAGGCTCGGGCCGGAGTACGAGCGGGTTGACCCCTTCCGGATCTATCCAGAGCCCGGCATCACCAACATCTCGGACGGATACCTGTTCGAGCACCACCACATGAGCCGTATGGAATTGGCCGATCTGATCGGCGTGCCGGGATACGATGACGATGCGATCCGCAAGGTGTTGGAGATCGGGAACGGCCAGTCGTGGATCAACGAGGATGTCGAGCTGCAGAAGGAAGAGGAGGAGCGCAAGTTCTACGCGTACAACTCCCCGACCGAGATGTTCGACGCCCTCGAGTTTTGGGGGCAGGTCAGCGGGGAGATGCTTCGCGAGTGGGGGCTGAGCGAAGATGAGGTTCCGGATCCGGCGCGTGAGTATGACGCCAACGTGTGGATCGTAGGGAATTACGTCATCAAGGCCGTGCTGAACTACGACCCGCTCGGGGAGAAGCCCTACGCCAAGACCAGCTTCATCAAGCAACCCGGCGCCTTCTGGGGCAAAGGGATCCCGGAGATCATCGAAGACCTGCAGAATGTGTGCAACGCTGCGGCGCGCTCGCTCGTCAACAACATGGCGCTGGCATCCGGCCCGCAGGTCGAGGTGAACCTCGAACGGATCCCACCGAACGAGGACATCACCCAGCTGCACCCGTGGAAGATCTGGCAGGTCATGAACGATCCGCTGGGATCCAGTGCGCCGGCCGTGCGCTTTGCTCAGCCAGATTCTCGCGCCAACGAGTTGATGGGTGTCTATGATCGGTTCTCCAGACTCGCCGACGATCACTCCGGCATCCCGGCGTATGTCTACGGCGATCTGAACGTTCAGGGCGCCGGGCGTACAGCCTCGGGCCTGTCCATGCTCATGGGGTCTGCCGGCAAGGGTATTCGGCAGGTGGTCATGCACATAGACAACGACGTCACGCACCCCATCGTGCGGCGGCAGTTCGTCTACAACATGCGGTATGATCCGGACGAGTCGATCAAGGGTGATGCCGAGATCGTGGCGCGCGGGGCGATTAACCTCGCGGTCAAGGAGACGGTGAACATCCGCCGCGTCGAGTTCCTCAACGCCACGGCCAACCCGATCGACATCGAGATCATGGGCACGGACGGCCGGGCGGCCATCCTGCGCGAGGTGGCCAAGGGCCTGCAGATGCCGGTCGATGAGGTCATACCTTCCCGGGAGAAGATGTCCTACGAGGACAAGCAGCGTGCTCAGGCAGCTGCGGCGCAGATGGGGACTCAGGGCGGTGGCGAAGGCACACCGACATTCCCCGGCGGAATGCCGATGGGTGGCCAACAGGCCAACACGGTGATGAATCGTAATACTGGGGGTTCGGCATGAAGCGGCCGGGCCCGAACGTAGTGAAAGCGATGGCTCTGACAAGACGCCAGTTTCCCGAGTTACATGAGTGGCTAAGGGATTGGTATCGCGCAGAACTGGAGCAGCTACCCAGTGTTGGGCAGAACGTGACTCTTGCACAGGGGCGGTGTCAGGTTCTCAAGGAGCTTCACGACACATTCGAAAAGTCCCCTGACTGGGCGGCATAATCCATAGGATAGCTGCAGATTACGCACACCGATAAGGAGCGTTCACGATGGCACTACCGGCGCAAGTTCAGAAGCAGTCTGAGGCAGTGAACAAACTGTACGACGAACTCAACAAGACTACCGAGGGGGCCGGCGCAGATGTCGCCGAGGCCGCTGAGGATGCTGTTGAGGCTACGTCGACAGCGCATACTACCGACAGTGCAGAGGAGCAAGCACCCGCACCCCGGCAGGAAGAGCAGAAAGCCGAGGGTGACAAGGATGAAGAGGAGACCTACGAACAGCGGTGGCGTTCCCTGCAGGGGATGTACAACGCTGAGGTTCCACGCCTTCACGCCGAACGGCGTGAACTGACCAACCGCGTGCAGCAGCTGGAGCAGCTGCTGGCGTCGATGACCTCCAAGCCTGCAGAGCAGGCCAAGGAATCCGCAGAGAAGCTCATCACCGAGCAAGACATCGAGGATTACGGAGACTCTATCGACGTAATGCGCCGTGTTTTCCGCGAGGAAGCCGGGGCACTCAAGCAGGAGAATGCTCAGCTTCGCAACATGATACAGCAGATGCAGGCAAACGTTGTGCCCAAGGTGCAGCAACTGTCACAGCGGCAGGCCGTATCGAGCGAGCAGCAGTTTTGGTCGGAGCTACAGACGGCGGTTCCCGACTGGCAGGACATCAACACCGGTCAGGAATTTCAGTCGTGGCTTCTTGAGGTGGACCCCCTTACAGGCGTACCGCGCCAGACGTATCTCGAGGATGCGCAGCGCAATCTGGACGCCCGCAGGGTCGTGAACTTCTTCACCACTTGGAAAGGGCAGGCCGGTGTACCGAATGCTCGGAGCACGCGGACGGCACAGTCTACTTCGGAACTTGAGAAGCAGGTCGCACCCGGCAAGGGGCGGTCTGGCGGGAACAAGACTGCCGGAGAGCCCAAGACCTACACGCAGGCAGACATCAGGAACTTCTTTACCGATGTTCAGCGTGGTAAGTACAAGGGCAAGGAGGCTGAGCGCGACCGCATAGAGCGCGACATTTTCGCTGCACAGCGTGAAGGTCGTATCGTAACTGCATGATCTAGGAGCTAAATATGGCGTTTCCTGTCGCCGGCGGCCGCCCGAACTACAGCGGCAACTTCATCCCCGAGATCTGGTCGGGCAAACTGATCGAGAACTTCTACGATGCCACTGTGCTCGCAGCGATCTCGAACACCGACTACGAAGGCGAGATCCGCAACATGGGTGACACGGTCAACATCCGTACCACCCCGGAGATCACCATTCGGGACTACGTCAAGGGTCAGACCCTGACTGTCGAGAACCCCGACAAGCCGAAGCTGCAGCTTGTCATCGACAAGGGTGAGTATTTCGCCTGCGTCGAGGACGACGTGGACAAGGTTCAGTCGGACATCAACCTGATGGATACTTGGTCGAAAGACGCCTCCGAGCGTATGAAGATCAAGATCGATCAGCGCGTCCTGACCGACCTGCTGCCCGGCATTGCGGCCACCAACAAAGGTGCCACCGCAGGCGAGCAGTCGGCCTCGTTCAACCTCGGTACCACCGGCTCTCCGCTGACGGTCACGAAGGATGGCGCCAGCAGCACCACCCCGGTTGTCGACCTGATCGTCGACATGGGCACCGTCCTCGATGAGGCGAATGTCCCCGAGGCAGACCGCTACCTTGTGATCCCGGCCAAGATGGCTGGCCTCATCAAGAAGTCGGAGCTGAAGGACGCATCGCTCACCGGCGATGGTACCTCGGTGGTGCGCAACGGTCGTCTCGGCATGATCGATCGCTTCACGATCTACGTGTCGCACAACCTGTATGTCGACACCGGCAAGTACAGCATCATCGCTGGCCACAAGATGGGCTTCACCTTCGCATCGCAGATGACGGAGATGGAGTCGCTTCGCGCTGAGTCGACTTTCGGCAACATCATTCGCGGACTGCAGGTCTATGGCTACAAGGTTGTGAAGCCGGAAGCCATCGCGCAGGCCGTGGTCTCGTTCTAAGGAGGGCTGACACATGCCGACTTACACTGACTCGCTGGGCTTCAACAAAGGCACGGCGGCTGCGTATCTTGAGAAGGGTACGCGCGCCGTCACCAAGCTGGCCGTTGAGCTCGACTTCGCGGCTATCACTGCGGCCCGCGCTGCTGCCGGGGCGACCGCCCTTACTGCAGGCGACGTGCTCGAGGTCATCCGTATCCCCGCCAAGACTCAGGTCTTGGCCGTGGGTCTGGATGTCACGACCGCTGAAGGCGGCACGCTGACGATCGACGTGGGCGATGGGGATGACCCCGACGGCTACCTCGACGGCGTGAACGCTAACACGGCTGCGGGCTACTCGTCGTCGCAGGTGACGATTTCGGAGGGAACCCCGAATACCCTGTCGCCTGCGCTGCCGTGGGGTAAGTACTACGCCTCGGCGGACACCATCGACGTCAAGACTGTCAACGCTGCCGACACGGCGGTCATGACGGTGTGGGCACTCGTGGTCGACTGCGAATAAGGGTAGGGGCTTCGGCCCCTACCTCCCTCTCCGGAGTACCTTCTGATGGCTACAAACCTCACCGGGAATAACGTCAAGGACACCTACGAGCAGCTTCTGCACGTGGATGGCGGACCGGATGCTACGGAGAAAACGATCTACGGCGGCGGCGGTGTACCGACGGCTTTGAAGGTCGGCACCGGCTCGATCTCGATCGACAACCTGCGCATTGACGGTAACACGATCAGCGCGCTCAACACCGACGGCAACGTAGCACTTCTCCCCAACGGCTCCGGGACGATCTCTCTCCCGAGCGTGACCATCTCTGGGGGGACAATCTCAGGTATCACGGACCTTGCCATCGCCGATGGCGGCACCGGCGCGTCGACCGCAGCCGGCGCACGGACGAACATGGGCCTTGGGTCCATGGCTACCCAGAACAGCGACAACGTTACGATTACGGGCGGATCGATCTCGGGTGTATCGTTCTCCGGCGCCTTCACCGGTATCACATCGATCACCTCGACCTCGTTCTTCACGGACGCAGCGGCGGCCGGACTGACGCTGACCGCGAACGATCTGCTGGCTGACGGCACCGACGCTAACATCAGCATCGACATCACGCCCAAGGGGACGGGCGCGGTAAACCTCGGCGGAAAATTTGGCTACCCGACCGGCACCGGCGGCACCGTTACTCAGACCACCAGCCGGACGACGGGGGTGACGCTCAACAAGCTGTCTGGCCAGATTACGCTGGTCGCGGGGTCGATCGCCGGACTAACCTCGCAAGAGTTCACGCTCACCAACAGCTATATCGCTGCGACGGATATGGTACTCGTGAGCTTCGCTTCCGGACTGACCTCTGCACAGTACGATGTGACGGTGACAGCGACGGCCAACGGGTCGTGCAAGATCTCCATCCATAATGTGAACAACTCGGCTACCCCTACCAACACACCGGTCATCAACTTCCTCGTACTGAAGGGAGCCGCAAGCTGATGGCAGCCCGGGTCGACAAATCGAAGATGAAATGCAACTCGCCGAAGCGCACTCCGGGCCACCCCAAGAAGTCGCACGTCGTCAAGGCGTGCTCGGGCGGTAAGGAGAAGATCATCCGGTTCGGCGAACAGGGCGCGAAGACGGCAGGTAAACCCAAGGCCGGCGAGTCCGAAGCCATGAAGAAGAAGCGCGCCTCGTTCAAAGCCCGGCACGGCAAGAACATCGCCAAGGGCAAGATGTCTGCGGCATTTTGGTCAGACAAAGTTAAGTGGTGATGGCAGCAAAGAAGACGGGCCCGGCCCGCAAGTCATGGCCGGTCACGCCATCTGGCAAGAGGAAAGCGAAATGAGCAAGATGTTTCTCCGCAACAAGAACGACGGCTTCATCTACGGCTGGAACGAGATCCTCGCCCAGAACCCGTTGTGCGAACCCGTGACCGAGGAGGAGGCATTCCCCGAGCGGTTCCTGAAGGCAACGCAGGTCGAGCAGGTCAAGAAGACGCGGGCCAAGCGCAAGACCAAGCCGCTCGATCTGTCTACGGATGACACGCAGGATGAACCGCGTTATGTTGCCCCGGAGATCGAGGCCGACGCATCGAGGGATCTACCCGAATGACACCTGCTGACGTCATAGCCGAGGTGCGGCGCCTCATAAACGACACGCGCGCCCCGCAACGCTACACAGACAGCATCCTGCTGGGGTTTGTGAACCAGACCCTGAAGCGTATGGCGATGGGTCGTCCGGATCTGTTTCTGCAGCTCGGCGACGTCAGCACGACACCCAATACCACCGTACAGACCATGCCGGCGGACTCGATCCGACTGGTCGAGGTCTTCGCCGTGAAGGGTGGCAACACGATCACCGAGGTGGACCGCGAGGTCTTCGACCAGACATACCCCGGGTGGCGTAGTGAGGCTGCCGGTGCGCCGGTGAACTTCATGCGGCACGTGCGGAACCCCAACGTGTATTTCCTCTACCCTGCCCCCGAAGCTGGTGTTATACTGACGGCAGAATACGCCAAGGTACCGACAGACTACGCTCTGGGCGACACGATCACGGCACCGATTGATGCGTACTTCCCGACTGTCGTGGACGGCACGGTATTCCTTGCAGAGTCTATCGACGATGAGCACGTCAACTCCGGTCGCGCAAAGCTGTTCTACGACTCCTTCACACAGAGCATGGGGCTATCTCTGGGGTCTCGGGAGCTGACCGATAACGAAGACGCAGGGCTGGATCCGAGGAGTATAGGCTAGTGCCCGACCGCACCTTTGCCTCATTGGTTCCCCGCTTGAACCCAAGCGTGCCCGGCTGTCCCCAGCAGACGATGATCCAGTATATCCGCGATGCGGCGATCCGCGTCTGTGAGCGCACGCTCATCTGGCGCTATGTCCAGCCCACGTTCGCGCTGTTGCCCGGTGTCCACGAATATGCCTACGACAAGCCCGCGAACACCGAAGTGCATGTGCTGTTTGACGCGCTCGTGAACGACCGGCCGCTCGAGAAGCTGACGCTGGAGCAGGCGCTGTTCCGGTTCCCCGAGTGGGCCGATCTCTACAGTGGGCAGGATCTCGGAACCCTATGGAACTCGACGCCGGACGATGCGCTCAACACCGAGGAGTTCAACGTCGACGAGTTCAACGCTGGCTCTTCGTTTGTGCTGCCCGCCGGCGCACTCGCAGATGCCTCTTCACCCCGGGCAATTACCCAACTTACCCCCAACAGGTATATTGTTCTGCCGCTGCCGGACGACAGCGAGACGCATAACATCCGGATGTTCTATGCACTGAAGCCATCCCGGGATGCGACCGGCATGGATGAGGCCGTGTTCAACGAACTCGAGGAAGCCATCCTGCACAGCGCCCTGCAGTACCTGCTTGTGCTGCCGAAGGTCACGTGGTCGGACAGAGAGCTTGCGGCCTATCACGCCAAGCAGTTCATCCGCGAGATGACAGAACGCCGGGCACGGGCTAATCTTGGAAACATGAGGGGCACCGTACGCGCTACTGCCCCGAAGTTCGCGTGAGGGGACCATGGGGCTGAAGTTTTCCAACAACGCGACCACGACGCTGGCGGCGGATCTTAGCAGCATCGCCACTTCGATGTCCGTAGCTTCTGGAACCGGGGCGCTCTTCCCGGAGCTCGGTGGGAGCGATTACTTCTACGCGACCCTGCAGGATCTCAACGACAATATGGAGATCGTGAAGGTTACTGCGAGGACCGACGACACGATGACGATCGTGCGGGCGCAGGAGGGCACACTGGCGATCCCCTTCGCGGCGAGTAGCCGTGTCGAACTTCGGATGACTGCAGCCGCATTGCAAGAGATTGTGGATGGGCTGGCCGCCCTGACGCCGTGAGGACACCATGACGATCGTACTCAAGAACAACGTCTCCAGCACGCTGACTACCCCGATCTCTGCCTCCGACACCGGGCTGGCGGTTGCCGATGGTGACCAGTTCCCGTCGCTGACGGGTGCGGAGTACTTCTATGCGACCCTCATGTCGCCCGCTGGCACCACTGAGATCATCAAGGTCACCGCCCGGGCCGGGAATGCACTGACGGTTGTGCGGGCACAGGACGGTACGTCGGCCGCAGGCTTTGCTGCCGGGGCCCTTGTCGAGATGCGCGTTACGGCCGCCTCAATCCTCGACGCGGCCGCCGCGTTCGATTCCGCCGACGAGATCAGCATCACGGACGCCGGCGGATACTACACCGCCACCGATGTCGAAGGCGCCCTTCAGGAGGCCGCGCAGGCCGGCACGACGCAGATCACGGATGCTGGTGGGTACTACACCGCCACCGACGTAGAGGGTGCCCTCCAAGAGGCTGCGCAGGCCGGCACGACGCAGATTACGGACGCTGGTGGGTATTACACCGCCACCGATGTCGAGGGTGCGCTCCAAGAGGCTGCACAGGCGCAGGCGGCGGCGCACGCGTGGCGCACCATTAACGTCTCCACCCCCGGCGAAGATAATGTGGTGGCTAACGCCGTTGGCGATACGCTGAATCTGGCGGCCGGGCCCAATATCGAGCTCACCACTGTCGCCGGCACCAAGACCGTGACGATCGGTTGGCTTCCAGAGGGTGAGGCTGCTGCCAATGTCTTCGCCACAAAGGCTGAGGCCGAGGCGTATAGCTTTGCCACTGTTGCTGATGCGCCGGACACGATCTTTCTCGGCGGGTTCGGCTACGCCGGTGAGTTCGGCTACGCAAAGGCGTACACCAAGTACAGCGGTACCCCTCTCCACGGCGGCAGCGTGGCCATTCCGACGGATGACGCCTCTATCGTCTACTATCAACCGGATGTGTCGGACTGGGTAACGCCCAGAATGTATGGGTCCGGAGTCAACGACACAAGCACGTATGCTCTGGGTACAAACGATGACGGTATGGATGGGGTCCTCGACGCCCTGACCTACGGCAACCGGGTAGATCTCGGCAAACACCAGACCTTTGTGGGGTATAAGACCTATAACGTCGTCGGCAAGGGCACACTACAGGTCAAGGGCGAGAACATTCGGTTCTTCCCGAAGACTATCGGGCCAACCGCACGGAACGTCGGCACCAAGGGTGCGTTCCTCTGGTTCCTGAATATCGAGCACCTCGACTGGGATGTCGACTGCGACATGTTTCTGGACGCACAGGACGGCGCCGCTGGCCGGTACTCCTCCGGACTCATCACACGAGCAACAAGTGCTGGCTCCACCATATCGATCAAACGCACCCGGGTGTATAATCCGAACTACAACTCCCAAGGGGAGTGGAGCACCGACATCGACCAGTACAGCTCTGCATTGGTTTGGTGTGCCGTGGGTATAGGGTGTGAAGGTTGGTATAGCGCCGGCGGACCTTTCGAGTATCAATCCCTGCATATAGAAGACTGTGAGGTCCATAACGTTGTCCGGTACATTGACCCCAGTGGTGTAGACCCACAAGGTTGGGGTGTCCCTGATGGCAGTGGTGTATATGCTGCCATGACGACGGGTATATGGATGGGCGAAGCGTTCAAGACGCGGCTAATCAACACCAAAGTAAACGGGGTATTTCTGGGTAACACGGCGAACATCGCGCCAGCCTCTGCGAAAGACGCAGACTGCGTGGTCTACAAGACCCGACTCGTGGGGGGTTACAGCTATAGTGGAGCTCTATCAGCCTACTACCCCGGCGAGTTCATCATGGAAGGCTGTGACATCCGGAATGGGCAGGGCCGCTGGGTGAAGACACAGGCGGCTGGACAGATGACCATCCGCAACAACGTGTTTGCTATCGACAGGACGACGTCTGGCGGACTTTTCTATATGATTCAGGCGTACGGCGGGGCTTGGTACGGCCTCGACTGTCAGGATGAGCCTGCCATAATCGAGAACAATCAGTTCCTGATCAAGGTACAGATCGTCAACCAAGTCGGCGCCAACTTGGTCGGACTGCGCGCCGGTGCTTCTGGCGTGGGACCATTAAACCCCGGCAATAATCCCGGATATAACCCGAACACGCCCAATTCCCGGGATCTGTTCGGCGCTTTCCGTGACAATTATGTGTTCGCGCATGTGGGCACCACCTTTGTAAACCCCGCGCAAGTTCTGACGGCGATAGCGTATGTGGACAACACATATATGGTGGCTGCGGCCACGGCAAATGCATCCGACTTCAGAAACTTTGCGGTAGACCTCAGCGGAAATACCGTGGTGAGCGGGTTGGGTTATAGCAACGCCTTTGGTACGGGCGCCAGTACCTGTGTGGCAAAGGCGTTCTACCTACCGAACCTCACAGATTTTACGGGGACGGCAGCCGTGCTGCGCCTATTCATGAACTACAACGACCTCGATACGAACCTTTTCGTCGATGCCTCGGGTAGCGGCGGCGCTGACCATACAGGTCAGTACCTCGTCGTTGTGAAAGACAACGCCACTCATACCACGGCGGCAGGCGGTACCGCCTTCACGTTCGGGTCCGGACCCTCGACGTCGAACATACTCAACGCCCGCCAGAATAGTTAAGGTTAGATGTAGAGGACGACATGCCGAGCGACGAACAGAAGCGCCACTGGGCTAAGGAATACGGTCTTCTTGTCAGCATCCTGACGGTGCTCCTCGGCTACGGCGTCGGGGGCCTGTGGTGGGCCGGAAACCTGAACGCCAGCGTAAAGTCGCTGGCGACCGTGCAGGATACTCACGCAAAGCGCATTGCCGCAATCGAGAACGGGCGCATCCTCGACAATCAGGCCATCACCCGGCTGGAAGAGCGCATCGCCGCGCAGCAGGCCAGCATCGAGCGGGTGGAGACGACGGTCAATGAGATCATGCGTTTTCTGAGGGAGACGAGATGAAGCGCCCGGACATCCCCCAAGCCGCCATCGATCTGGTGAAGGAATTCGAAGGCTGTCGCCTCAAGGCGTATCTCGACCCGGTCGGCGTCGCCACCATCGGCTACGGCCTGACGACTGGGGCGCTCCCCGGCGTCGTCGTGGTGATGGGGATGGAGATCACACAGCGCGAGGCAGACGAATATCTGGAGCGGACACTGGCGCGCTTCGCTGATCAGATCTGGCCTGCGTTCTCCCGCTACCCCGAGCCGCACCAGTTCGGCGCTCTGCTTTCGCTGGCCTACAACATCGGCGTCGGTGCGTTCAAGAAATCCACCGCGCTGAAGCGGTTCAACGCGCGCGACGACGAGGGCACGGCGGAGGCCATGCTGTGGTGGAACAAGGCCGGAGGTAAGGTTCTGCGGGGCCTCGTGCGTCGTCGCGAGGCGGAGGTCGCGCTCTTCCTCGGGGACCCGGATGGAGTGTCGGTCGCTGAGACCAGCACCAAGCCCGACGCGCTGAGGGAAAATCCTGCGTCCAGCAAGACCATCGGCGGCGCGGCAGCCGTCGCTGTGAGCGGCGGAACGGGGGTGGTCGCTGCTGTATCCGAGCTGGACGGCACGGCGCAGCTTGTAGTGATCGTCGCGGCCTGCGTGGCGGGGCTGTTCCTGCTGCTCATCTTCCGCGAGCGGCTGCGGCACTGGGCCAGAGGGGTGCGCTGATGTCTCTTATCTTTATCGCCATGTGCGCGGTCTACATGGGGCAGGAAATCTGCCAAGAGCTGCCGCCGCAGGCCGTCATGGTCGAGGTCGAGGAGTGCCGCGCCGGACTTCCTGCGCTCGAGATGCAGGTCAGAATCCACATGGCGCAGCGCGGTTGGACGGTGACGGACTTCGCCGCCTTCTGCGAGAGCGGAGTGGAAGGGTGATCCCCCGCCTCAAGGACTGGCTGGCTGCTCTCGCCGCGCTGCTTCTCGCCGCGCTGGGGGTCTACGCCGCCGGGCGTCGGGACGGCCGCCAGAAGGCGGAGCGGCGCGAGGACGAGGCATACCGCGAGACAAGGGAGCGGATCGATGAAGTACACCTTGGCGATGACCCTGCTCTGGCCCGTCGCTTCCTGCACGAGCGTGGTAAATCAGGCAGCGATATGTGATGCCACGAGCGCCAGCCGAACGGCGCACGCGGCGGCACTTGCGGAGGATGGCGGCGATCGTTCAGTGGTTACGGGCGCACTTTTGATCCAGCAGATCGACGCTGGGTGTGGTATAAACTAGGGTGAAAGGACTCTACAGATGATGAACAAGAAGAAGCCGATGAGCTACAAGAAGGGCGGCATGGTGTTCAAACCTTGCGCCTCGTGCCCCAGCCCGGCAAAGTGCCGCGCCGCAGGCAAGTGCGCAAAGAAAGAAGCTGCGAAGCGCAAGAAGTAAGAGATGGCAGGCGTCAAGCTCCAGAAGTTCCTTGGGAAAGCTCCGCGCATCGCGCCGGAGCTTCTCCCTAATACGTCGGCGCAGATCGCGACGAACGTAAAGCTGTATTCTGGCGACTTGATCCCTTACCCCACCGTCGGGGTGGCCGGCGCTCACGCCCCGCTGGGAGCGGAGCCAAAGACCCTGTACGCTCTCCGGAACCCTGTCACCAACGACCCCGTATGGCTCGCGTGGACGACAGACGTGGACGTCGCTACCCCAGCCGGTGAGTCCGACGTAGCCGAACAGCGGTTCTATTACACCGGTGACGGAGAGCCACGTGTCTCGACGTATTCTCTCGCTACATCAGGTGCAGCACCGTATCCGACAGACTACTACGAGCTCGGGCTACCGCTACCCACTGCGACCCCCGAGGCTGTGGCGCAAGAGTTCGCCACCCGTGTGTCTGCCTCCTACGCGCGGGATGCATCCGGCATCGTCACACTGAAAACTGGCGGTGAACTCAAGGAGATAACGGGCGTACTTCTCACCAACCCCATGCAGATCACTTGTGTAGACCACGGCTTTTCGACCGGGGATCTGGTCTACATCACTGCCGTTGGGGGGACGGTCGAACTCAACGGTTACACCTACGGCATCACGGTTCTGGACGCCAACAACTTCACGCTCAATACGATCGACGGTACGAGCGGGTATTCCGCGTACACATCCGGCGGTCTTGTAGCCCTGAAGTTCGCCCCGCATGGCCTGAAGAGCGGCGCCTTTGTCACCGTAAACGGGTTCACAACGATAGAGGGCACGTACAGCCAAGCCGATACCACGGTCACCGTGACGATCACCGGTCATGGCCTGTCGGCCGGCAGCAGCGTCCTTCTGCGGTTCACCAGCGGTGACGCCGTGTCGAACATCTTCACGGTGACGTCGGTTGTAGACCCAGATACGTTCCGTGTAGAGGCGGCGAGTGCGCTGACCACATCGGGGGACGTGACGTGGGACATCACGAACCTGAACGCAAACTCCGTGGAGGTCACAGTCATCGACGACTCCACGATCACCTACCCGAGCCCGGGGTTTCAGGTCAGCGAGACGCTAAGCACTTCCGGGAGACTGGATCTCGCCGGGGACACACAGGCGCGGACCTACCTCTACACATGGTTCACCCCGTGGGAGGAGGAGTCGGTGGGCTCAGAACCCTCCGAAGCACTGTTCATAAAAGAGGGGCAGCAGGTCACCATAAGCAATCTGCCTACCACGCGCCCCTCGGGTAAGAACTTCATTCGGGGTATTCGCCTATACAGGACTCTGTCGTCTGTCTCTGACACGGAGTATCTCCGGTTGGCCACGCTCTGGTTCCCGGTCCTCGTCACCGGCTACAGCGGGAGCACGGTCACAACCGCCGAGCCGCACAACCTCGCTGTCGGCAGCTACTTCAAGATCGCTGGCGGCGTAGCCGGTGCGGAGGTCGACGAAGTCATCGACGAGTTCACATTCACATTCACCGGCGGAGACGGTGTGGGGCGCGTCGGCGGATACCTCTACCATGATGTGTCGGAAAATCCGGGGACGTCAGATCCCCGCTACTGGGGCGAAACCTCATACGACTTTATCGATGACTTCGCGGTCGAGAGCCTGCTGAACGCCCTGACTACGGACGACTACGAACCGCCGCCGGACGACCTGAAAGGGCTCACGGTATATAACAACAACATACTCGTCGGCTTCGCCGGCAACGAGGTATATTTCTCGGAGCCCGGGCAGTACCATGCGTGGCCTCGTCAGTATAAACGGTCCGTCCCCCATACGATCGTGGGGCTGGCTACTCTGTCCGGATACCTGTTCATCCTCACCACAGACTACCCATACCTCGCACAAGGCAGCGACCCCGCCGTGATTGGTATGCAGCGTATGGACGCGCGCTACCCCTGCCTGAGCAAGCGTAGCATTGCGGTGACCGGACTCGGTATCATGTACGCGACCCATGACGGGCTTGCGCTTTACTCCACGGCCACTGGCGCGCAGCTCGCAACGCGTGTCCTGTACAACAGCGACACTTGGAACGCCGACCTCGACCCGAGCACGATCATCGGGACTGCCTACAAGGATACCTACCTCGCGTGGCACTCGACCGGCGGCCTCAGCTTCGAGCAAGATGCAAAGGTAGGCGGTTTCTTTGTCGACCTGACCGTACCCATCCAACCGACGGCCACATGGTTCGACCCCACGACCAACAACCTGTACTACGCCGCCGGGACTTCGGGCGTAGTCTATCGCTGGGATGATCTTGCGCAGCCGGCGTCGACCTATGAGTGGAAGTCGAAGGTCATAGTACCCGACAACCCGCTCAACGTCGGTGCTGCGCAAGTCGACGCAGATTATGGCGAACCCTCACCGGTGTGGGAAACTATCGAGACCACATGGGAGGCTACGGAGACCACGTGGGACGTAGACGCCACCATAACCTTCAAGTTCTGGGTCGACGGTGAGCTCATACTTACGCACGAAGTGTCGGATGCGCAGCCGTTCCGCCTGCCTGCCGGGTATCGCGCGGACAAGTTTGAGGTGGGTGTGTCTGGGTCCACACGGCTACGGTCGATACGCCTCGCAGAAACCCCAACCGGTCTGAGGGAAATCTGATGGTCTCACGCACTCGATTCACTGCGATACCCAGCGCCCCGCAGGCCGGCGCCGAGGAGTGGCTCGTCCGCACGCTCACCGCACTCAAGGAGAACGTGGAGCTTCTGACCGCGTCGCGTGGTGAACCAGACCTTGCCAGCGCGGCGCTGACCCGGTCCTCCATCCGCGTGGCGACTCCTCCGACCCAGACAATGACGCGGGTATCTGCCCGTGGTTCAGGTGTCTCGCTTAGCGGCACCAATGTCCCGGTCCTTGAAGATTACACCGCACTCGTCAATGATGTGCAGCGGCTGGCCAACGATGTGGCAAACTTACGGGCAACTATCGAGGTGCTCATAACGGAACTGAAGGGATAGACCATGGCACAGAAACGCCCCCAAAATCGCACGGCTGCACCGGCGATGCCCAGCGTGCTCCAAGCCTTGATGGATAACACGCGGGCCGCCCCTGCGGCGCCCCAGTCCCGGGGGACTGGGCTTGCCAGTGCCATGATGGCCCCCACCCCACAGGCGGCAGCGCCGATGCCAGCCTACCAGATGGGGGGAATGGTGGGCCCCGGCGGCCAGCCGCAGCGCCCCGCAGGCATGGCGATGCCCGGGCAGATGCAACCGGCCGACCCGCAACAGGTGCTGCGCCCTGAGAATCTGGAGGCCGAGGCCGAACGGATCCTGCGCGAGAACCCGCAGGCCGTCGAGCAGGTCCGTCAGCAGCTTATGCAGGCGATCCAGCAGGGGCAGTTCACGCTGGAAGATCTGCGCATGGGTGTGCAGATGGCACGCGCCGCGCTGCGGAACCCGGACATGTACCCTCAGCTACGCGCCCTCGCGATCGAACGTGGTATGGCTACACCGGACAGCCTCAGCCCGAGCTACGACCCGTCGTTCTTGTTCCTTATCATCCTCGGCGGCGAGGCTGTGCTCAGAGGGCAGGGCGGTATGCCCGCGCAGGCTCCGGGTGTACGCCCCCAAATGGCCAAGGGTGGACCGCTGCCTGAGAAAAGCGCCAACCCGGACGGCTCGATCCCGATCAACGCCCACGAAGGCGAGTACGTGATCCCCAAGCACGTCGTGCGTGCCAAGGGGACGGAGTTCTTCGACAAACTACTGGCCCAGTATAGCGACAATGGCGACGACAAAGGCTGAACTTACCTGCGAGATGCTGTCACCGGAGCGCGTGGAGGCTCTGTGGTCTGAGCTGCGCCCTATCTTTCAGGCGTCGTACGACAGCTGCGAGATTACGGCCGGGGTGTGTGAAGCGGACGACATCCTCCATATGGCACTGGACAACCAGTGCTGCGTGTTCGGTTTCTTTGCAGATGGGGAGCTACGGCTGGCTATGGCGATACAGATAATCCCTGTGCCACGCCGGAATATAGCCAACATCCTTGGTATGGGTGGCCGGAACATGCGCATCTTCTTGCACCACTACCTGCCGCATATCTTTGACTGGCTTCGGGCCAATGGTGTGGTATCATTGTACACTGAGACGAATGATCGTAATGCTGCGATCTATATGAAGAAGTTCATGGCGCCGTTTGGAAAACCGCAATCGGCCGTGAAACTTGGGTTGGACTTGTAGGAGGTCGACATGCCCCAGATTGCTGCTATCGGTGGCGCGCTGTTGGCCAGCTCATTCGCTGCCCCCGCGATCACTGCCGCCCTTGGCGCGACCAGCGCCTTCGCTACTGCCGCGATTACCACCGCCGTGAGCGCGCTCGGCGGCGGGCTTGGTTCCGTGCTTGCCGGAGGAGAGTTCGGCCAAGGTGCCCTCATCGGCGGAACCGCCGGGTTGGTTAGCGCCGCCGCGCCCGCACTAGGTGCTGCCACAGGCGCAGCCACTGAGACTGCGGCAGCCGGATTGCAGACTGCGGGGCAGACTGCAGGACAAACTGCAGGGCAGGCCGCAGGGCAGGCCGCAGGGCAGGTCGCAGGGCAGGCGGCTACTTCCGGACTTCTCGATACAGCCGTTGCCGCGCTAACAGACCCGGCAGCGCTAACACAGCTCGCGCTAACGGTGTTTGGCAGACCGCCCCAATCTCTGACTGCGGAGGAGCAGGCACTTCTTGCGGAGCTGGAGCAGACGGCGGCCACGAACCAAGAACTGTTCGAGACGAAGGTCGCAGAGGCCGAACAGCTTATGCAGATGGCCGAGCAACAGGCCCCCCGTCCCGAGCAGGCATACGCCCAGACCAAGATCGCCGCCGAGCGCCAGCTGGCGGAGCAGACTCGGGGTATGGGTGGTGAGGAGGCCGCGTTTGCCCAGCGTCGGTCCGGGATCCGCAGCGCACAGGCTGGCGCGACGGCCGCCGCCGCCGAAGAAGCACGTGGTCGTCAGACTCAGACGCAACTGATGCAGGCAGGTCTGGCCGCACTACCCAGTGCCGCGCCCACAGGATATGCGGGGCTCGCCATGCCGACGTACGAAGCCCTGCAAGAACGGCAGTACTCGTTCTACGATGATCTCGCAGAGACGGCCGGCGACATCTTCGGCAGCATCTCTTGATAGGAGTCACCACATGGCCCTGAGTTTCGTTTCACCCGGGACGTACGTGCTCGGTGGTATCTCTGCACCGACGCGTGGGACAGGGCAGGCTTTTCGTGCGGGGCTCACCACCGCACAGCAACGGCGCGAACGCGAGCAGGCCATGGATTTGCGCGCCTCTGCAGAGGCGCGGGCACAAGAGCAGTTCGAGATGGCCAAGGCAGACCGTGCTCGGGCTGCTGCAGCGGCTGCGGAATCCAAGCGCAGGCAGGACGAACTCAACCGGCTCCTCGCCGAAACGGCGGGCCTTGGGCTGGAGCGCACATCCGCAATCGCTCTTCCTACCGCACCCACGACAGGGACTCCGGGGGTAGCGACACAACCAGCAACGACCCCAACATTTACCGGTCCGGGTGCGGATCTGTCGTTCGGCACGACTGTTACGCCTGCTCCGACTACACCATATAGCGGCCGCCCTACGGTGCCCGGGCAAATGCCAGCTGCTGGCCTTACGATCCCCGGGGCTGGGGACACGACCCTCGCCGGTGGTTCGGGTGCGGACACGCTGGCTACGCCGGCTACGTCGTATGGCAGTCTGGATGAACTGTATAATGCGTTCGTTGCGGGGGAGATTACTTTCCCAGAGTATTCGCGGCAGCGCGTAGATCTCGTACGTGCTGGACAGGCCGCACTTACGCCGGAACAAGAGAGGCGGCAGGAGGCAATAGACCTCCGCACGGAGCGCGCAGCTGAGGCGGCCGCTCTTGGACAAGAACTGCGCACTGCCGCAGGCGTCGTTGTTGACCGCCCTCTGGGTGTGGGCACAGCGGCTGGTTCGGCGCTGGCAGGTGTGGTTGCGGATATTCTGGGTGTGGGCGCAGCGGCGACGGGGCTTATTGATCTGGCCGTCGATCTAGAACAGTTCTCCGACCAAGCCTACAACATCGCGCGTACGAACCTGCGGGGCGGGCTGAGTGCCACGGCCGGGATGACGCCGGAGCAGTTCGACATGGATCCCGCCGAGTTCGCGGCGATCATGAAACAGGCCGAGGAAGACGCCGAACGCACGTCGGTCATAACCGACGAAGCGCCGGAGGATGAGCCCACGGTGGATGACCCCACGGTGAATGACCCTGCGACCGACGTGACCTATACGACGCGCAGCCCGAGCAGCCCGACCCGCTTTACATTCGACATGGTGTCTAACCCGCCGCGCCTGTCACAGAGGCTTCAGGAATCCTACGCGATGCGCGAGCAACTGGTCGATGCGTACACCAAGTTTGCCGAGAGGGGTTTCTGGGACCAAGCTAACCTGTTCCGGGACAGAATCGCCAAGCTGGATGAAACGCTGATCTTCATGGAAGGTCAGCAGGCGGTAAACGACGCCATGGTTTACAATAACGGGCAGCGGCTGGGTGCCCTGTTCTCCTACTATATGGGTGGGAATATCGCTGTCGTTCCGCAGCAGGACGGTAAATTCTCTCTGACGATCGATGGGCGGCCGCACCCCGACACGCGGCTGGTCAACATGGATGCCGCCGAGCTCGAAAGCGCGGCGCGGGCTTACTTCGATGCGGCATACCAAGACCGCATGGCCGGCATCGCCCAGATCCGCGAAGAAGCACAAGCCGAAGCGTTCGGCGAAACGGCCGGTGAACTCGCGGCTCAACAGGCAGCCGCAGAACGCGCTGCCGCCCAAGCAAGGGCGCAGGGTCTACCCGTCCCCACGAGGTGGACGCTCGTCAATACCAGCCAAGATGCGAACGCAAACCCGCAGTACTTTATTCAGACGGAGGCAGGGGACATACGCATCCTGCAGGCTGTCCAAGACCCCGACACTAACGAATACGTATACGTAATCACGGCTTATCAGGGCCCAGACGTAACCGCTGGACTCGTGGTCCCGCCGCAGCAAGGAGAGTAAGCCGTGCCACAAGACAGCTCGCTCTTCTTTGATCCGAGGATGCAGGCCATGGGGTTGGGTTGGTCTGCCGACCCCCGCACGCCCTACGATCCTGCGCGGGCTGCGCTTGGCACGTCGCAGATTACGACGACCACCGCCGACAGAGCACTCGGGCTTGTACCCCCGTCGACCTCGACGGGTTTTGTTCCTATGGAATTGCGCGCGCCGCCTGTGCAGGTGGCCGCCCCGGAGGCGCCAGCCCCGGAGGCCCCGGCGCGGTTAGGACCACTAGACATCTTCTACAGCCCTATGCTCGGACGGTACTCCGTCGGTGGCGTGGAGTTCGGCGAGGAAGAGTATGATGTAGCGCTACAATCGCCCGAGTTCCTCAACCAGCAAGGAGGCCCCCAGACGGCCGCGCCCGATTGGCGGCGGCTGAGGCCCGACCAGTATGGTCGGTATCTCTCCTCCATCTCCGAGGGGCGTGGGTTTGCCGGGAATATCGGCGTCGGTCTGCAGAACGTGGGTGAGGGGCTTGTCGGCGGCGTCGGTCGCGGCCTTCAGATGCTGGGGGCTGAGGAGGCTGGGCAGGCACTGGTCGGTCTTGGTGAGGCTATCGGCCTGTCGCCCGCCGAAGAGGCGCGCTCGGCTGCTATCTCTGGGCAGCAAGGGCTACCCGGCAAGATCGGCACTGCCACGATTCAGTCGGCACCCACATTAGCGACGGCAATTGGCGCCGGTCTTGCGGGCGCTGCAGTTGGCGGCCCTGTCGGGGCACTCGCGGGTGTCGCGCTCTCCATTTTGCCGATGGAGCTCCAGTCTTCGTGGGAGGCTGCAGAGGCCAACCCCGATCTGGACGTCACTGACTCCGGTGTGCAAGGCGAGATCCTCGCTGCCGCGCTTGGCAAGACGGCCGCACAGACCTTCGGTGCTGCGTGGCTGGCGCGCGGACTGTCACCAGCCTTCCGGCAGGTGCTCGGAGATGTCGCTGGTAAATCGCTCGGTAGCCGCATCACTCGCGGCGTAGGCGCTGGCGCCGTGGAAGGTCTGGCAGAGACCACCGCTGTCGTTGTTGACCGTGTGGCCTTCGACCCCGAGCTGCGGGCACTGATGACCGAAGGCGACTGGATGGCGATCGCCCCCGCCTTTGCGCGTAAGTATGGCGAAGAGGCTCTCATCTCCTTCGGCGCTGGCTTCCTGCTGGGCGGTCCGCTCGGTGCGATCGCTTCACCCGAAGTTCAGACAGACACACCCCCGCCCCCGCCGCGCCGCGACGTCGACTCCGGCCAGCCGGTGGATGCCCTCAATGGTGCCACGCTCGATCCGCAGGCCACGCCTGAGCAGTTGGGGTTGTTTGAGGAATTGCCGGCACAGGCCGCGCCCCGCACTGAATATGCGGGTCCGGCCCCGCAGCCTGCGGCATCTGCAGAGACCCAGCTGGAGTTGCCACTTGGGCCCGAACAGCTAGGACTATTTGTACCCACGGTACAGCCTGCACCGACGACAGAATACGCTGGTCCGCCGAGGCCCGCACCGACTGCTGCAGAGACGCAGCCTGAATTACCCCTACCCCTGCAGCTGCTTCCCGAGCAGCGGGTAGTACCTATGCCGCTACTGCCCCAGCAGCGCGCCGAGCCCGGGCAAGGAGAGATGTTCACCCCGGCGGAAGCGGGTGTGCCCGTAGCTACGCAGGCCCGTCTCACAGGGCAGCGGCTCGCTGGTGCCCCGCGCCCGGAGGTCGCCGCACCGCCAGAGGCTACGCAGGCAGAGCTTGAGGCCGCCGGCCAGCGCCGGATGGAGCTGACGACACAACCAACGGCGATTGCGTCCCAGCTTGGGCCGATCCTTGAGGCGCGTCGGGCGGCGCAGAACCGCCTGCGCCAGCAGGCCGAGGAGGCAGCGGCCACCCGTGCCCGCCGTGAGGCGGAGTTCGAGGCCGCGCAGCGGCAGGCCGAACAACAGCGCGAAGCCGAGCGTCAACAGCTAATCGACGCCGAAGTGGCATGGGAGCAATTGCGCCCCGAAGGCTCTCGTGTTACCTTCGACAGGCTCACCCCGACTGCTCAGCAGCAGTGGTCCGAGGCCGTGTCTGACGGGACAGCAGACCAAGCCTTGTTTGACGACCTGCGGCGTCGGGTTCGCCCGGGGCGGGCGCAGCCTCTGATGGAAGCTCCGACGATCATCGAGCCGGAGGCTGCGCCCGAACCGGAGCCCACACCCCCTACTCCGCCCAAGGGTGGCAAACTCAGACGGAGGAAGAAGGATGCCGTTCAAGAGCAAGGCGCAAAGGCGCGCACTCTACGCCAAGGACCCAAAGCTGGCAAAGGAGTTCGAGGCGAAGACACCCAAGGGCAAGAAGCTGCCGGATCGCGTGTCGAGGAAGCCCAAGAAGTAGCGACAGAAGTTGCGCCTGAGCCGGAAGTCCAAGTCGTAGAAGGGCGTGGTGGTCGCCGCGAGTTGGAGCCCGTCACCTCGGCGGAGCCCGAGGCCGCTGTTGAACCCACACCGACTGCGGGGACAGAAGCCGTGGCGCGTGCGGAAGAGGGTCCCGCTGCGGCAGACGAAGCCGCGTTCCTCGAAGATGCGATTACCGAGGTTGAAACTGCGACGACCGACAAGGCGTTTGTGGAGAACATGACCGATGTGTTCTTCTGGGCCAAGAACGGCACCAAGGCTATGAAGCAGCGGGCTGATACCTTCATCGCTGCTATGGAGGCGGATCCGGCTGTCGCTACGCAGGTTCGTGCGGCCAAGGACCTGTACAGGGCGCAGCGCAAAGATGCGAGTGTGAAGCCCGAGGATGTGCTCGGCGCAGACATGGACACCCAGATCGTCGTCCAGACGCTGGAGGACCTGAACGCAGGTAAGCTGCGCGATGTGACACCGATGATTCGCTCGAAGCTGCGCGATGCTTGGAACAACATAAAGGGCACCAACCCGCAGTACGCAGGCGAGACACTGGGTAGCTTCATCGACGAGAACTCGCCGGGCTTCTTTGTCCGTGGCCCGCGTAACGCTGACGGCATCCGCCCGGTGGTGAGTAAAGCCACGGGGCGCACCAAGTTGTCCAGCTACAACGTTATTACTAACCCCATCCCGATGGGCAAAGCCAAGCTGGTCACGAGCAACTTTCTCGCCCGGTTGGCCACCAAACCGAAGGTGCGGGTGTACCGCAATATCGAGGAGCTCCAGCGCAAGGCCCCCGAGTTGTTTGCCGAGGCCGACGCGGCCCGCCCACAAGGTGACTTCGCCACAGTACAGGCTTCCGGGTACTCGTTCGGAGACGGCAACGTCCTGATCTTTACCGACAACATCGTCGATGAAGCGCACCTGAAAGCCGTGCTGGCCCACGAAACCATGGGGCACTTCGGTATGCGCGGGCTGCTGCCGCAGGCACAGTTCAACTCGCTGATGGATGCCGTCTACGATACCAGCGAGGTGGTGCGCAGCGCTGCCGATGCTGCCGTGGCTGCCCGGGGCCTGAGCAAAGCAGAAGCGGTTGAGGAATACCTCGCGGACTTCGCCGCCGTGTTGGACACCAGCCTGATTGCTCGCATCTGGAACACACTGAAGAACGCCCTAAACAAGCTGGGCGTGAAGTTCGGTGACGATGCGGCCCGCTACCTAGTGACCCAAGCCCGTCGGTACGTGCGCAATGGAGAGACCAGTGGTGTGTTCGACAACGCCGCGATCGCCCAGCGCCTGCACAGCATCGAGAGCGGAATGGACCCGGACGGCACCGGCCGCTTCGCGCCGGCCAACACCCTGTCTGGTATGGGTATCATCGCTGGCAATCTCGATGGGTCCACTCTGCCGTATACCAAGGAGGGGCTGATCTCCAACTTCCGCAACATCGCGGATACTTGGGACCGGCTCAAGGCAGACGTGTTCAGCCTGACCAACTACCGGGCCAAGCAGAACCCGGGCCTCAAGAAGTTCTACGAGTTGGTGCTCGGCGCGAATCGCCTGTCAATGCGCTATAAGAACGAGGCCAACGAGGCGATGGCCATGTACCTCAACCCGAGCCTGAACCTCGGGGTGACGCGCCTTGGCGACGGTGTGACCCGCAGCCAGAAAGAGACCGTGGACTCCATGATCTACGCGGCGCAGCGGTACGCTGTGTCGAAGTTCGACATAAAGCCCGACGCCCGTCGGCCCGGTCTGATCCAGCTTGTCGATGGCGAGCCGACGGTCAACAAAGCCCGTCTGGAAGAACTGCGCAAGCAGGGTCGTCGCACCGTCAAAGAGTTCCGTGACGGCTTTGCCTACACGGTCTACGACGACGTGCCGATGACCGACGCCAAGCGGGCCGAATTGCGCACCCGGCGTGACAACGAGTCGGCACAAGCCAAGACGGATGCAGAGCGCAAGGCAATCGAGACGGACTACAAGGTCCAGATCGACGCTGAGACCTTCCTCCAACCACGCGAAGAACGCTTCCCCGGTGTACCCAACCTCACCGCAGATAGCATCGAGTGGAAATCCTATGTCGCCGCCCGGGAACAGGTGGAGCGGATGGAAGTTGAGCTGCTCAAGGCGCACTACACCGCGCACCTCAAGACCGTGGACAACCAGCTTTACGAGATCGACGAGGCGATGGGCAACCGGATGACGGCGCTGGACCGCCAGTTCCTGCTGCGCATGAACGAGAAGTACCGCGACCTATATACCAACAACCTGACGATCAGCGAAGATGGTCAGGTGGTCATCGACGCGCAGTCCATGAAGGACGCGGACGACTTCCTCGTGGCTGTGAACGCGGCCCTGATCGCCACCAAGGGCAGCGACCGCAATGCGGCTGTGCTGACTTACTTCGATCAGGCCGACCACGACGACCTCACCACCCGCATCGAGGACTTCAAGACCCGCTTCTCGCCACGCACTGACCAAGAGAAGTTCGTCGTCCAGAACAAGGTCAAAGAGATCGCGGTGGACGAGATCTCGCGGAACGACAACGGGTTTTTCACAGAGCGCACTATCGCCACAGGCTACACTCCGGTGCTGCGCGAGGGCCGGTTCCAAGTTCGCATGACTGCCGTGGACCCAGATACGGGTCGCATCCTCAAGATGAAGGACACATTCCAGCAGCAGCTTTCATACCACCAGATTGCCAGCGTCGGTGAGGCTGCGGTTCTGCGTGACCGTGTCAACGAGTTGTTCGATGGCACCACCCACGACGTGGCTGTCTGGGACAGCGCCGACCGGGTCTACAAGGTGAAGAAGGTGAAGCTGGTGGCCAAGGCCGAGCAGGCTGTGGACGCCATCTCCGCGCCGCCGCAGCTAAACCTCAACGAGTTCATAATTGGTCTGCGCCGCTTCAGTATCAACCTCGATCCTCGTAAGATGGAAGAAGTGGTTGTCACTCTGACTCGGCAGAACAGCCGGGCGCGTAACCGGTTGCAGCGTACGTTTCAGCCGGGGGCCGATACCGATGCAGCCAAGGCGATCTCGGGGCACATCGAATCCCGCGCATCCACTATCGCCAAGACGGTGGTGCGCCCTGACCTTGACCGCCTGATGAACATGAATCTCGACCAGACCCGCAAGCTGTGGAACGCCGACGACACAGCCAAGCTGGACCGGTTGAAGTCTGCGTATGAAGCAGCCTTGGCCGACCCGAACGCGACCGCTGCCGTCCGGGTGGCAGCGGTCGCCTATGATGAGTACGTCTACCAGCGCAAGAACACCTTGCGCGAAGATAAAGATGGCGTGGGTATGTCCCAGCGGTACTACTCCGAGGCAGCAAAGGCGCTGGCTTTCATGGAGAGCCAGAAGAACCTCGACGAATCCGACTTCGGTTCGGGTGATGTGGCCTCGCAGGTCCGTGCCGCCACCTCGATGATGCAGCTTGGTGCTTCGCCCGCCACGGCAGCGCTGAACCTGATCTCATTGGGCACCAACACGCTGCCCTATCTGGCGACGTATAACCCGAGCACGGCCTTCGGTGGCGGGTTCGGGTTTGGTCCGGCCCAAGCGGCAATGTTCAAGGCGCTGCGCCAAGTCGGTGCGCCCGGCACGCTGGACGCTGAGAAGAACACAGCGACGTACTACAGATCGTTGGCACAAGACGAGCAGGCACTGCGCAAGGCGGGGCTGACCAGCGATGAGGCTCTGTTCCTCGCCCGCGAAATCGAGGAGGGCGTGGCTATTCCGGCCCTGTCGAACTCGCTGATCTCGTCCGCTCGTGGCCGCATGACCAGCGCTGCTTCTCAGAAATTCATCGACGGCTGGATGGTGTTCTTCAATCGCACCGAACAATCGGCGCGGCGTGCCACGCTGCTGGCCGCGTACCGCCTGCAGTATGACCGTGGTATCCAAGCGGGGAAAGAACCTGAGATCGCCATGCGCGAGGCACGTGAGTTCGCGGTCAAAACGGCTGAGGATACGCTGGGTGAATACTCCGTGATGAACCGCCCCGCCCTGTGGCGCGGTGGGCCGCAGCAGTTCCTCTACATGTACAAGATTTTCCCGACGATGTCGGTCCAGCTTCTGCGCAACCTACCGCGCAAGGGCCAACTGATGATGCTCGGGGGTCTCATCGCTCTCTCCGGGCTCTCTGGTCTGCCCTTCGCGGAGGACCTTGAGGACTTGGCAGACACTGTCGCAGCGCGGCTGGGCCTCAAGACACCAAGCCTCCGGCTGGAGATCGCCCGCGCCATTGACTCGATCATGCCCGGCATGTCACCGCTACTGATGAATGGTCTCGTGAACGCCATAGTGCCGGGTGACGTGGGTGGCCGTACCTCTCTGGGCGATCTGTTCCCCGGCACCAGCATCTTCCTCCCGGGCGCCGATGTAGGCAGAGAACTTCTGAGTATTGCTGGACCTGTCGCCGGCGCGGCTCAGGGGCTTCTCAGCACAGTGTCTGGAGCCGGTCAATGGGCTGCCTATACGGCGGGCCTCTCCGACCGGCCTGCCTCCCTCGAGGGATTGGCGCGGAATGCACCTGTCACCATGGTCCGGGCTTGGGCCGATGCGCTGGCCTATGTCGAAAGCGGTGGTGTTGTAGATCGCCGTGGCTACATCGTCTCGGACGAACTGAGTGCCATGGAAGTCATAGCTCGGGCGCTGGGCTTCTACCCAACCGCTGCGGCTGAGCAGTACGGTCTGATCCGGGTATCCCAACGAGTGTCGAACTACCAGCGGGATATGGCGGCGGCCTTCTACAACGCCTACGTACAGGCCCGCCTGCGTGGCGACACAGCACAGGCCAACCAAGTGGTACGGGAAGTGCGCGAGTGGAACCGCGAGGCCCGGGGTACCGGGCTGGAGATCTCGAACTTCCAACAGAACGCCCTTCGCCGTCTGCGGGATGCCCGCCGGACTGCCACAGAGCGCACCACGCGGTATGCACCCAAGACCACCCGTGAACAGTACCAACAGGCGATCGAGTTGCTAGGCTACTAAGATCAGCGCCTCACAGACAGGTCGACCACGGTGCCGAGGTTGACGTTCTCCTGCTTCCGCTCGACACCTTCGAGGATCGACACCAGCCGTGGGTGGTTGAGGTCTACGCCGATGACGTAGCACTGCGGGGGCGAGATCGGCGCGTTCTTCCCGAGCGATGCCTTCTTGGATGTCGGGGTCCTGTCCGCCTTGTCGATGATGAGCTGCGTAATGAGCTCGCGTGGGTTTCCGCCGTGCTTTGCGAACCACTGACGGAAGTGCGTGCGCTCTAGGAGCATGGTTCCGGAGACCAGTTTGTCAGACCCGGCACGGCGGTAGCCGTCGATGCGCACCCGGATCGGTCCAGAGGGCAGTAGCTCCCGGTTCACATGCGGGTCCTTACCCGGGTCGTGGTACACCAGCAGCGTATTGCGTATGTGTTCGTTGACGTACCGTGCCAGAAGGTCGAACACATCCATGTGGTTTTCCTCGACGATCTCGCGCATGTCGTCGAGCTGGCTCAGGGCCCAGCGTATGCACGCGCCACGCTGGTAATCGATCAGGCCCCATTCATGGGCCAGCCGCAGGGCGAGATCCACGAGTACGATCGACACTTCCCAGTATCTCTCAACACCTGTGAACCGCTTGCCATACTCCTTGACGAAATCGTCCATGGCCTGAGCGATCATGGCGCGGATACCGGCTTCCCCGATCTCCATGATGCGTTGGACGAACACGCGTCCGGCATGGCCGTAGTTCTCGGTAAACAGCCGGTGGAGTTTCCGACCGGCGTCGGTACCTTTTGCGAACACTGGCGAAGGGTCGACCCGCAGCTCTAGCAGACGCGCAAGCTGTGCATCCGCTTCGTCGCCCGCCGACACCAGCTTGCTGGAGATCGGCTTGTTAGTAGATAGCGTGGAGAACAGCGCCCACTCTCTCGGGGCCTTCTCTACGGCAGCGCGGTCGAGGCGGGCCTTGTCCCGCCCTTGGCTGACCCAGTACAGGTAATCACCAACATCTTTGTCGGTCATCTGGGTGGCCTCATCCACCGTCATGGGCAGGTTGCCGTACATACCGAAACGGTTGAACAGCGAGTTCGCAGTGAACTTGGATTGGAAGTGCAGCTTCTCGGGGTCGCCCCAGACCGATTGCTGCATGACCTGTGCCAGTGACTTGCCGCTACCGGATGGGCCGTAGAACGACACGGTCGTGCCCTTGAGGCCGGTGAACTGCATGAGGATCGAGGCGAACCCGATACCGATGGAAAACTGGTGCGGGTACAGCTTGCCCTTCCTGAGCGCCGTGGTCCCGGCCTTCCATGTGTCGAAGCTACCCTTTACCGTGAACATGTCGCTACCTGCGCGGTTCACGTGTGCTGCCAGTTTGATGGTGTCTTTCACCACGGTGCCGGCACTGTCGTAGCGGTAGAGGTCGTCACCCAGAACGAAGACCTTGTTGTCTTCCTTCCACCCCATGGTGGCGTACATGTTGGTGACGGTGCGGACCTTGCGCAACTCATTCATGTATGAGCGTAGCATGAACTGAAAGTACTCCGTCTGTCTCTTGGTATCCAGAACTATACCTTGGTCAGCGATCGTTCCGACAAACTCCCGGTAGGTGCCTTCAGCCAGATAGGCTTGCCGCAGCGTCAGGACCTTCCATCCTACATGTGGGCGGTCCCACATGTACTGCGCAACCTCGTAGCCGAGGTGTTCGTCATACCCATAGCTGAGCGGGTACAGATCGAACGGGGCTATGGTTATCTCGGTATCGTCGATGGTAGCCATGATGCCCTTGCTCGTCCGCTTGAACGGCTTGGGTATCTGCACCTCGGTAGCGGCCTGCTCCGGGGCCTCGGCGCTGGTGTCGACCTCCTTGTGCCGCACACCCAGACGCGCTGGACTCCCGATCTTCCCGGCGAACGGGCAACCCTTGCACCCCACAGGGCGCTCGCTCTCGAACTTGGCGCAGGTTGTTGGACCAGTGGCTTCGGCCCGCCAATGCTCCATCTTCTTGAGCGTAGCGCTCTCGGAGTAGCCCGGGTGGTTTTCGCTCCACCGCTTGGCCGTCTCCTCCGGCTCCTCACAGAACGCGGCCACGCCGATCAGAGCGTACCACAGCGGCTCGGACACCTTCTCTTGGTTCTCGCTCGCCCACTGTATCTGCTGGCACTTCTCGGCCACGAGGCTGCCGATAGCGGGCGGCATGTCGCTCTGCACTGCGAGGCTATCCAGCAGGCCGTTGTTCTTCTTTTTGGTCGGAGCGACCGTCGGGTTGTAGAAGTAGGCCAGCGCCTTGCGCATCCGCTCCACGGTGGTGTCGCCGCCGTCGAGCAGGACCTTCACCTCCTTGGGCTTGGTCGGGTCCTTGAAGTTGTGGGTGCCTACCGGGCGGAGCACCAGCGACGGGTCAGCCGTCTTCGTAGGATCCACATCGAATTTGTGTGACTCGGTTGCGGCTTTCATCGCCCGGGCCAGAGGGGTCCACTCGTCCCGGTCCAGATCCCGGTCCAGTACCCAGTACACGTGCAGCCCGTTGCCCGACCGCACGATCAGGGGTTTGGGGAGCTTCGCATCTGCGACGAATTTGCCGAGAGCCTTCAGACCTTCCTTCCACGTGGGGAATGGTTTGTCGTCCCCACAGTCCACGTCGATCGTGATGACCTTTGTCGCCTGCACGTTGACGTTTCGGCGACTGCTATCGTCCATGAAGCTGGAGATGGCGAAGTACGCATCCTGCCCGCGCTGGTCGAGGTCTGCTATGTGGTCCACCATCTCGGACAGATCGCCGAAGAACCGGTTCCGCTTACCGGAGAGTGTGAACCTGCAGTACTCGCCTGCTGTGGGCAGAACACGCTGGAGAAAATCCAACGTATTCATGTGTCACGTCCTACCCTGATGCGGGGGAGGCGTCGGCCTCCCCCGTCTGACAACACTACGCTCTGGTCCGTAAAATCTCAAGCAGCGTGTTGAGCCTATGCTCGCTCGTCCAGTACTTGGCCCCTTCGGGGGGCCAAGTACCATCTTTCAGGATGGGCAGGAGCTGGCGCAGGATGTCTTTCACCCTCTTCTCGTTGCGCTCCCGGATGGATCCGCCATTCACCCACCTGTAGTAGGTGAGGCGGGACACTTCGAGCAGCTTGCACATATCCTTTACGGTCAGTTCCATGCGCTCGCGGACCAGCTCCACCTTCTCGAAGTCGAGGGGTGCATTACTCATCGTCGTCATCGTCTCCGATCAGGGCCGAGATCTCGTCGGCCAAGCTGGCAACGTCGTCGTCCACCTCAGCGGCAGCCTTGGGCTCCTGCTTCGGCTTGGCCTTGGGCTTGGCGGCCGCCTTGGGCTCCTCTGCGGCCTTGGCACCGAAGCCGCGCTTGGGCTTCTCCTCCACCGCAGGGGCCTTTTCCTCGACCTCTTCCTCGACCTCGGGCTCCGGTGCGGGCTTGGCCTTCACTGCCGCTTTGCGAGGCTGCGTGGGCTCCGCCGCCACCGTCGGCTGCTTCTCCCCCGTGATCTCCAACACGTCGTCACGCCCAAAGAGAGGTTCGACCGCCGCGTAGGCGTCCTCGTCAAGGAACCCGGCGAAGCCGAACTTCAGCTTGGGGAAGGACGCGTCGGTATCGAACGACACCTTGGTCTTCACGACCTCGGCCGGGATACCACGCATGGAGAGCTCTTTGTGGTAGGCGTTCAGCCCCTTCAGCGCGGCCGGCGTCACCTGCAGCAGATAGATCGGTCCGTCCGGATCGTCAGCAGCCACAACAGCGAGCCGCTTCTGGTCCGTGCAGGCTTTCAGCTGCTGACCCTGCGGGCCGATCTTGGAACCCCACGCGTTGTGAGGGCACGACGCGCACAAGTCGTTCTGCGGCTTCTCCGCCTCCGGGTGCGGGCTGGTACCATCGAGGGAGTAGCAGTCCGGCGCCGTGGGCTCGGCATCCTTGTCCCACGCCCGAGCGTAGTAGGTCTTGGACAGCTTGGGGTTCGCGCCAACGATGACAACATCCAGCGACGTGGTGTCCAGCACGGTTTCGGTACCGTCTTCGACGATACGGAAGCGGGCACCCTTGATCGAGATGCGGGGGAACGAGGCGCCAGCCGAGATACCTGCAGCAATGCTCTGCGACAGCGCCGATGGCTGGCCGACCTTGGCTGCCAAATGGGCGGGGACTTGGATGTTGGTCGGGATCAGGTTGCTCATGGGATCCTCCTTAACGAGCAGTAGGTTTACGGATGTTGATGTCCAGCTTGGTGCCGTACTTCACACCCGGCGGGACTTCCTTGTTGGCTTCGATGTAGCCACGGACTGCGGTCTTGCTGACGCGCCGCTCGAGCATATCGTAAGCGTCTTCTTCGCGGATGAACCGCAGCACGGCGTCCCAGTCATCGACGTTGGCGAAGTCGGTCGTGGTGAGGAACGCGGTGCCGTGCTCCGACTTGAACGAGGTCAACCCGTCAGCGTCCATCTTCGCTTTGAGGAACGCCTCCAGTTTGGTCATGTCAGCCTTGATCTGGTTGATGCGCTCCTTGACCTCAGCCTCGACGGCCTCCTTCTGCGAGCGCAGCTTCATGTACTTCTTGATGACGGCATCGACTGTCACGGTCATCTGTCACTCCGTTGCTTGTTGGATCAGATCGAGAAGCAGCCCCTGCAGCTTCTGCTTGTTGGCCAGCCGGTGGTACATCTTGTGCTCGAGGTCAGTTGCCTCGATGTGGACCACGTTGCTGACGTGCTTCTTCCCGATACGCTCGACGCGCCCGTTGGCCTGAACATATTGCTCGTTGCTGGTGATGGGGCCATACCAGATCACGGTCGAAGCCGAGGTCAGGGTCAAGCCATGTGCCATCGTGGCAGGGTGAGCGATCAGGACGCGCGGGTCTTTGCTGTGCTGGAAGTCGTAGAAGATCTGGTCCCGCTTCTTGGAAGACACGGCGCCGTTGACGACACCCACGCTCCACCGCTTGGACAGCTCACGCTCCAGCATGTTCAGGGTCCCCGTAAGGGGGACAAACACGATCACTTTTTCTCCTGCTTCTTCAATCACCTCCTTTACTGCGTTCACCCGTGGTGAACAGTCCACTTCGAAGTCCTGCCCATCGTCGGTGTAGGCCACGCCACACGCGATCTGGACGAGTTTCTGCACCTTCACGGCTTCGTTCACCGCGCTGATGGTTCCGTCGCCCTGATCCATCTCGATCACAAGGCGCTTCATCATCGTCGTGTAGTGCCCCTTCTGCTCGGGCGTCAGGTCCACTTTGCGGGTCTGCACCACCGTGTCCGGCAGGTCGAAGCACTCATCCCGCGTGTACCGGATGGCCGGCTGCAGGATGTTCTTCACGGTCTCCACACTCTCTGGGCGCGGCACCCACTTCCACTGGCCGATCTTCATCATGACCTGCTCGCGGAAACCGGTGTAGGTGCGCGGTGCATAAGGGCTCTCAACCAGTTGTGACAACGTCCACGCATCGGTCGGGTCGTTGGGCGTTGGCGTCCCGGTCATGAGCCACAGGCGGGTGTCCGGGTTCTTCGCCATCCACTTCCTGAAGTGCTTGTACCGACTGGTCGATGGGTTCCGCAGCACGGCCGCCTCGTCCACGATGACCAGATCGAACTTGCCCACGGCGCCGTCAGCGATGATGTTGAAGCCGTCGTGGTTGATGATGTAGAAATCCGCCTCGGTGTTGAGCAGCTTCTTCCGCTTGGCCGCCGTGCCGTGGAGGACCACGTGCTTGCGGTGGAAGAACCCCTTGAAGATGGCGTCACCCCACACCCGCTCCAGCGTCGACAGCGGAGACAGGATCAACACCTTCCGCACCCTCTTGGTTTTCATCAGGTAGTCGGCTGCCCACAGCGCGCTCTGGGTCTTGCCGGTCCCGATCTCGTTAAGCACGAGGCACTTGTGATGCATCGTCAGGAACGATGCTGTCATGCGCTGGTGGTCGTAGGGCGTGAACTGCCCGGGCCAGTCGTAGTAGTGGAGGATCGGCGAGGGCGCGGCGATGCCGAGCGACCTCAGTGTCTGTGCCTCAGCGATCTTGTGGGGAACCGCAACGAGTTGCTGCCCACGAAAAGAGATCGCCTTGGCCGTCGGGATCGCCGCCAGCACCCGCTCCGGATGCTTCAGCTTCAGAGCCAACGCCTTTACCTTCGGAATTACGAGCACGGATGTACTCCCTTACGTCCCCAATCGTCGCTTCATCATAGGCGACAAAGCATTTGCCGCCCGCTCGCTCGATGTCCCCCATGCACTTCGTCTGAAGTGCCGTGGGCTTCTTGGTCTTGTCGGCCTTACACTCGACGCCGACGAACTGGCCACGCACAACACACACCCGGTCAGGGATACCAGCCACACCAAAGGGGCCGGCCTGCGGACTGTAGAACCATACACCCTCAGCCTTTAACATCTTGTCGAGCCGGGCTTTCACACGTCCTTCTGGACTAGCCATACCTAGACCTCCTGTGTATAGTATGTCAACTTCTATTTTGCGTACTCGCAGAAGTTTTTGCAGGGGCACCAGTTGCACAACCCGCTCGGCTTGGCAGGCCAGTTATCTGCTTCAAGAGCGCCTTCTATCCTGTTGATCTTGCTGAGTATTTTCTCCCAGATGGCAGGCTCCTGCGCACGCGTAAACGTCTCGCTATCCATCTTCATCTCCTTGAGCCAGACGAAGGTGGTCTTGATCTGTTCGACCTGCGGATAGTGCTTGAATACTTGCACCGCGAACATCTCGAGCTGGTCGAAGTCAGGGCGCCGCTTGCCGGTCTTCCAGTCGAACATGTACGCCTTGGACCCATCACGCACCAGCACGTCGATCTTCGACCGTAGCCATGCGTCGGCGTCCCACCAGCCCGTGGGCTCCAGCTTCTCGTTGAGGGTCATCTCCTCCTCAACGGTGAGTGCGTCGGCACCCAGCGCCAGCTTCTCGATGCTGCCACAGAGCGCCTCGTAGCGGCCGGACTCCCGGTCCAGCCCCTCGCCTTCGCCGAGCCTGAGCTCCAACGACTTGTGGATGCGCTCGCCATAGGCGGTGACGGCGTTGCCCGGGTCGCGTACGGACTTCTCGATGCGCTGGTGGAAGTAGTTCTTCGGACAGTTCTCGAACATCTTGATGGACGAGTACGAGTGGGCGAGTTTGGTCATTTGGCGGATCCATAATTGGGGCCGATGTCTGCTTCGCAGGCGACCGGCAGGTCGGGTGCCCACTTGGGCGGGGTGGACATGACGTCGATCATGTATTGCTTACAGGCGTCACCCTGTTCCTCTGGCACCACGCACACGATCTCGTCGTGGACCTGCAGGGCGACGGGGTAGCGCCGCCCGATCTTCACCATCTGCTCGGACACGACGATACGAGCAACGGCTTGGGTTATGTTCTCCACGCAGGCCGCTCCATATATACGTTTCCACGGCAACTCGGGCGTCTCGTCACCCATGACCCGGGCTCTGATGAACTTGCGGTAGGTTCTGGGGTCATTGATATACTCGAACCCGTTGGCCGTGCGGCGCAGGGCAGGGTACCGGATGCGCATACCGTTGGGTAAGACGATACCCTCCGCATCGTACCCGATCAGGTCGCACATGTCGCCACTTGCACCTATAGAGAGTCCATCGAGCGCATGGTTGCAGCGGTTCCAGAACGCTTGGATGCGGTGGTACTTGTTCCTGTACAGACGTACGATTTGCTGTGCCTCGTGATCGCCAATACGCATGGGTATAAAGCTGGTTGCGAGTGAGTGCTGGAACTTTGCCCACGACATACCGTACCCAAGTCCTAAAATTGCCGTTTTTCCGACGTGCCTCTCCACCTTGTCGGCTTTGGTGACGGGCCGCTGGTACACGTCGGTGGCGAACTCCGAATACACGTCCCGGCCCTCACGGAAGGACTGCACCAGATCGTTCTGCCCAGCGAGGTAGGCCACGAGGCGGGCCTCGATCTGGCTGGAGTCACATGCCACAACCACGTGCCCGTCGGGGGCAGCCAGCGCCTTGCGCAGCGCACCCCCTCTCGGCAAGTTTTGCAGGTTCACCTTGTCCCCGCCGCTGAACCGCCCAGTATGGGCGCCATAATAATTCAGCATGATGGGTAGCGGTCCGCGTTCGGAGATCTCCAGAAACCGCTTGGTGCGTGTCTCCTCGATGGTGCTCTTGGTTCCCAGCCGTGCCTCGACGATCGTGCGCACCGCTTCCTTGGGGTGCTCCAGCAACTCGGTGAACTGGGTGTCGTTCTTGGCGAAGGCATAGGTCTGCTTGCCCGTGGTCGGGCTGGTTTTCATGGGTGGTTCCACACCAAAGGCCCGCAGCAAATCAGCGAACTTCTTGTTGGACATGAGGAACTTCTTGGCCTTCTCCTCTCCGCCCAGCTTGGCCAGCAGCTTCTCCTTGCGCTCGTAGATCCCTTCGAGGTGGGCGTCGAGAACCACCGGGTCCAGCTCCAGCTTCGGTTCGGTGTACATGCGGATGGTCTGGTCGATGACCAGCAGCTCCTCCTTGGGGAACTTCCGCGCCATCTTCTGGAATAGGCGGTAAGTCAGCTCCACGTCCTGTGTGCAGTAGTCGGCGAAGGCTTGCATCTGCTCCGGCGTGAAGTCCCGCCGCCGCATACCCATAGTGCGCAGCACCTCGTCGCCCTTGTCACCCAGCTTGTAGTAGGTCGCCAGCGCCTTGAGGCTGCCGCCCACGGTCATCGAGTGCAGCGGCCGGGCCATGCTCAGCGTGTCGAACCAGAACTTGGGCTTGATCCCGAAGTGCCACGACAGGATCGCCCCGTCGAAGGCTGTGTTGTGGCAGAGGATGGCCTTGTCACTGTAGTCTATGGCGTTGAGGAAGCCTCCGGGGTCAGCCCCGGAGTACCAGTCAACCTCTTCCTCATTGACCTTGATCGCCACACCGATCACTTCGAAGCGGGGGTCACGGACGTAGGCTTCGGTCGTCATCTTGGACAGGCTGTAGTCCCTGTCGTAGTAGGTCTCAAAGTCGATCGTAACTATGTCCATCAAGGCAACTCCCACAACCAAGCCTTGCCGGATCCACCGCTGCGGCGGAGTACGTAGTCCCTGTTGGCAAGCCACGTCATGTGTGTGGAGATTGCCCGGGGGTCCACGCCGGTAACGTTGGCGATGTCCAGATACGAGTACTGTTTGCCCGGCTTCATGGCGTTCAGGATAGCTGTGCGGGTCTTCTCGGCCGCCTCTTGGCGGGCTGCGTTCCGCGTCCGGGTCGTCTCGGTACTCTCGGCATAGGGCCGGTCCCTCTGCTTGGCCCGGCGGTTCTCATCAGGCGCCACGGTCAGAAGGCACTGGCGGTACAGGTCCTCATTAACAGGCATCAGCGACCCATCCCTTCGCGCCAGATCTTTATGAGGTGGCTGGCCTGTGACTTGGCATCGTCCAAGGCGTTGTGGTGTACGCCGGTGCGCTCCAGTTCGATTTGCGGGAACATGTTCTTCATCGTCCGGTAACAACGATCGGTCCAGAAGGGCCACGGCGGGGTCAGGTTCAGCCGCCGATAGGTCTCGGACAGGATTACATTGTCGAAGCTGGCACCGTTACCCCACACACCCTCCGGCTCCACGGGCTTGAGCCAGTCACGGAACTCGTAGAGCGCCGTGAGGACCCTCTTCTTGTTCTCCCGCAGCGCAGACCGTGCCTCGCCGCCCTGCTCCATCCACCACAGCACGGTCTTGGGATCGACGATAGCACCGCCCTCTTCCACTGCGCTCTCGAGATCGACGTTGCAGTAGAAGGTATCGACGATACCGTTACCGTCGAACATGGCAGCGCCAATGGCGATGATCGGTGCGTTGGGCCGAGTGCCCATAGTCTCAAGGTCTATCATTACGTGCATCATATCTCCTCCACATGCACACCCGCCTCACCGAACTGCGCCAGTGAGAACGCGTAGTCGTCGGCCCAACGAGACAGGAACTCGCTGGCCGGCTTGGGCCACATGACATGAGCGATCCCGGCTTGGATCGCCAGCGCTGCACACTGGGCGCAGCAAGGGTGGGTGACAATCATCGTGCAGCCTTCGGTCGACGCCGTGGCAAACATGATGGCGTTCTTCTCGGCGTGCAGAACCAGCTTGTATTTTGTGTCCCTATCGTTCAGCCGGGCCTCGGTGTCCTGCACACCACGTGCAAACCCGTTGTACCCTGCACTGACCAGCCGCCGCTTGGGGTCGAAGATCACGGCCCCCACCTTGGTCGACGGGTCCTTGCTGAGCTTGGACACGTGCCGTGCCATACCCAGCGCCCACTCTTGCAGGCGTGGTGTATCCAGTGGGTTAGTCATGCTTTCCTTATCCTCTCCAGTGTCTTGTTCACCTGCCAGTCATTGCGCTTCGATGAGTTGTTCGCCACGCAAATCAGCGGTTGGTCCTCGATCTGGACGAAGTAGTGATCACGCTTCTTGATCAGCGTCCACGGTCGGTCGAGTGCGGCGAGTTCACGCCGCACCCTCTTGTCAATCTGCTTTGGTAGGTCTGTCATCGGTCCCGATCCCCCGTGCCTCGAAAGCGGTAAGAAATGCTAGACAGCACGCCGCATGGGCGAGGTGGCTCATGCCGGTCTCAGGGTCGTTGTCCTCACCGGACCACCACGCTGCCATGTGCCGACGCAGGGCGGCGTAGGGCCGGCCCCACTTCATACCCAACTCCCAGTTCCTCTCGCCGTACTTGGCTGCGCCAAAGGTCAACACCTTGGCGATTGCTTCCTCGATCTCCGGTGGGATCAGGTCGTAGCGGGGCTTGTCGGCGTCGAACTTGAGCCCTTCCACAGGCTCCCGCCAGTTCTCGCTACTGATCCGAGCCACCAGCGCTGAGGCAAATGCCTCGGTCACGTCACAGTTCAGCGCTACATCGGCCGGTGTGGCCTGCCGATTGGTCAGCAAGTACTGCCAGCACCGGGTCTCTTCGCTAGAAATTGGGCTCATAGAGTACTCCCTGTTCCCGTAGGTCCTTGTAATGATTGAGCTCTCTGACCAGTTGTTCCAGCCTTGGGTCGCTGTTCCAATCTGCATCCGATACCTCTCGCTCAAGCCGACGGCACTCGGCCGCCACGTCTATAAGGCGTGGGTCTGACATCACTCCCCCTCGAAGACGCCGAACCGCTTGCGCAGTTCCACGCTCTGTCTCTTCACAGTGTCTTCGACGAATGAGTACATCCACTCGGATGTAACATCCCACCCACCCGTCGCGCTCGCCACAAACATACGCAGCAGGTCGATGCTGCAGTCCCCATCCTTGATTGCTTTGTATAGTGTGTCAACCCACTCGTCGTCACCCCACCCCGGCCGTTCGGTCCAAGGGGTAGGGTCACGCTTCTCATCGGCGATCAGCTTGTCAAACACACCGACACGCGCGGCGGCCTTCAGCTTGCGCTTCCATGCCCGGCTGGCAGCCAACCACTCCTTGCGCTTCTCCGGGTTGATCGTGGGTTTGTAGTCCGGCTTGGCGTTGAGGCACTTGCCCATGAACATGTCGAACTTGAGGCCGGGGTACACCTCAGGTGCGCTGGTGGGTTTTGCGAAATGCTGCCACGCCTGCCCGTGTATATTGTAGACGTGGTCCACGCGGTACTTCTTCTGGGCGTAGCGAAACCACGAGAGTGGTAGGTTCCTGTGCATCGTGCCGCTGAGGGTATGCGCTATGCTGTAGGCTCGGTTGCCGTCAATGGTGAACATGAACGTGTTGTCAGGAAGGAACCGCCCCACCTCCACGTCATAGACCCGCACCGGGTACTCGTCATCGTCTTGGTGTAGCCGCCACCCTGAACCCTTCATGGGCCGGCCCTTGACCTTGCTCCGGGCCTTCTCCATGTGCAGCTGTGCTGCTTTGTAGCTTGAGATCATGTCACTTCACTCCCATTCGTTTCTTCGCTGCTGCAGCGACCATCCGCTGCATCTGTTCTTCCCCGGTGGGCAGGAGATCCTTGGCGGAGACCAAGGGTATCGTCCGCTCGTCGGCGTCGAGCTCCTCCCAGCACTCGACACACAGCCACTTCTGGTGCATGAACGACCAGCCGACCGACTCGGTGAAGTGGCACCCTTGCTCGGGTGCGTTCTCCCAGCAGTCGTCACAGGCTGCGAATAGTCTAGGCAGCTTCATCCCAGTTCCCCTCGTCTTCATCTAACTCGTTCGCTTCGATCGCATCCCACACCGCCTCGTCACTCACGAGGTAGTCGTACTCAGCCTCGAGCCTGCGGTAGAGATCCTGCATGTAGGTCCGCCATTGTTCGATCACGGCCGCCTCGAGCTCTTCGGTCTCGGCCTCCAGCTGGTCCTGCCACTGTTCGACGACGGCCTCGTGGAACTCGGTCGGCTGGGGCAGCATACCGGTCAGGGTGTCGCTATCCACCCAGAACGCGGTGCAGTTCTCGTGGCAGTAGTGCCCTTGGTGTGTACACTCGACGCCGACCCAGCCGCTATGCTCCAACAGCTTTCGGATCATGGGGAACTGGCCCTTGTGATGGTGGTCGAGGTAGGTCAGGGCGTTGTCGAGCCGCCCCGCGAAACAGGCACCGTCGCCCTGCGACCAGAACCCGCTGAAGTATATGCGGGCCACGTCGATGCCGACCTTCTTCATGTCCTCCCTGAAGCCGGACTCGATACAGTCCCACCAGTCGAAGTACTCGACGTTAATGTACCGATGTGTTTCCAGCAGACTTTCGCGCTGCTCTGAGCTCATCACCTTCGATCCAGACATGTGCTTCTCCCCTAGCTACGTCGAACAGAACGCCCTTGAAGAACTCGGTCTCCATCGTGAGCGCCTCGTTGGCTTCCTTGGTTGCAGTAAGTGTCAGACGTGCCGAGTGTAGGCGTTGGTCTACCTTGCTCAACCGTTTGGTGGTTCTGGTCAGCTTCCATTGCAGGAAGATGATCCAGAAGAAGGCGGCCACGAGGGCCGCCATCATGGCGAGTGTCGCTATCATTTCATCTCCACGACTTCGCCGAACGGTGCGTCGGTCGCACCGGTCGTCACCCAGAGCACCGGGCAGTCAGGTGCGTCACCGAAGTCGTGGCAGTAGAGATCGGTGAGGAACACGATGCCGGCAGGGTCGATGTCGTTCTCCTCGATGTACTTGAACACAGGGCTGAAGGCCGTGCCGCCACCGCCACGAGGGTTGAACTGGAACTCGTCGTCACGTGTCAGGGTGTCGACAGCGCAGACCTCGTGGCTGAAGAAGATCAGGTGCAGCTTGGACGGCTTGCCGTCCTCGTGTACCACCCGGCACTCGGCGCCGTACTGGTTGGCCTCATCTTGGCTGATGGACCCGGACATATCGACAGCGAACACCAGCTCGCCCAGCACTTCACCGGATACGGTGGGCATGTAGAGCCCTTGGCTGAGGAACCGGCGGTTGGGCCGGGCGAAGGTGCGCTGGTCGTTCTTGGCCTTCTGGACGAAGGCGTGGAGCCGCTCTCGCCAGTCAACCTTGGGCTTGAGTACCTCGTCCACCAGCCGGGCCATGTTGGCACTCAGCTTGCCCATCATCTTGGCAGCCTGTGCCGCTTGGGCCACCTTGATCTTCCACTCGGCAGCCTCTTGAGCCTGCTCCGCTTGGCTACCCTCGCCGTCCTCGAGGTCGTTGCCGGGTCCGCCGGGTCCGCCGTCGCCGTCACCGTCGCCGCCGTCAGGCAACAGGTTGTAGATACCGTCGGACGTACCGCCGCCGTTGTTGTAGATAGTGTCATCGAGACAGCCACCCTCGATGAACTTACCGATACCCTCGTCCACCAACAGCTTGTTGATGACGAAGTCCGCTGCCATGTTCCACTTCTTGGGGTCACGGCCGTTGCGCCGGTAGTTGTGTTCCAGCATGGGGTGCATACACTCGTGAGCCACGAGGAACTTGAGCTCCTCGTCAGTGAGCGGCTCGATGAACTCGGGGTTGTACAGCACCCGCTTGCCGTTGGTGGCGGCCGTCGGGACGGTATCGCTCAGTTCCATCGGCATATTGAGTGCCACCGACCCGAGAAACGGATGTTCGAGGATCAGGCTGGTCTTGGCTTTGCTCAGGCGTTTCATCAGGTCCATCAGTTCAGTCCTCCCATGAAGGCTGCCATGCGGGCAGCAATGTCGTTCGCTTCAGTAGCCACCGTCTGACGCACCTTCACGTCGGCACGGAGGGTGTCCGGCTGGTACCCAGCCAGCTTGGCCTCGACCTCTTGCCGCATGGCCTCGAGGTTCGGGTCGTCCATCACGTTGAGCCGGGGCAGCAGCTCGCAGAGATCCACCAAGTGCTCCACCGTTGAGTCACGGAAGATCGCCTTGGGGTCGTCCATCTTCTCGGCGAAGTGCTTCACCTTGTCGTAGAGCCGCTGCCACACGTCCTGCATGGCACCCTGTGTAGCCTGCTTGACACGGGCCGACACCTCGTCGTGGATACGCTCCAGTTCCTCGTCGGCGATGTTCACACGGAAGTCGTTGTTCGGGACAGGCATGACCTGCATGTCCATCTTGAACTTGTCAGCGATCTCGTGAGCCTCGGGGTAGTCGGATGGTTTGTATGCTGCACCGAGGAACCGCTGCGCATCCTGTACCAGCTGGGGATAGGCCGGGACGAACCGGTTGACGAGTGTCTCGTACTCCGCCTTCTCCTTGCGGAAGTCAGTCATGAAGGCGAGGTAGTTGGCGGTGGGCAGGATCTGGATACCCTTCACACCCCACGGCAGGGTGTTGTCGTAGAATTTGGTACGGATCAGGGTCGCCTTCTTCTTGATGTCATCGAGCAGGCCACACATCGGCAGCAGGCTCTTGTGGTAGCGCCCAGCGTTCTGCTGGACGCCCTTGATGGCGTTGGTTTCGTTGCTGATCTCCTTATCCAACTTGTTAGCGGACCACGTGGAGATGTTCAGTTGCACAAGGAGTGCTCGGTCGGAGAGTTTCATGTTGTCAGTCCTTCGGGGGTTCGAGGTGGAGGGTGGTAGCACGGCGCAGCTTGCGGACTGCACTGTTCAACACGGCGAGACGGTCGCCGAGGTGGTTGGTGTGCCACGAGTTCTTGCGGGCAAACTCGGCCGCTTCGAACAGGGCATCAGCCTCCTCTGCTGTGAGCACTTGTGTGGACATGGTTCAGCCTTTCTTCGGGATGGTGGGCAGCTCAGCGCCCAGTTTCTTCAGGTCGTCGGCGAAGGGTGCTGCCGTTGCCGGTAGCCCCGCCTTCTTGTCGTTCTCCTTGGGGATGAAGTGATGCAGCTCAGGTTCGAGAACATCGTACAACCTCTTGACGGTGGTCACGCTGTTCAGGGTATTGACCACCCGCCGGCGGACGCTGTCGTACAGCTGCTCCTGTTCCTTGTGCTTGCGGTAGTACCCGCCCTCGATCAGGGCATGGGACAGGTCGTAGTCGAGCGTCCCCTCCTCGAGGCGGCCGACAGAGGCATCATCCACCCGGATCACCTTGCGCGCGCGGGGCAGCCCGTAGAACTCATACGGTGCGTAAAAGCACCCGCGGTCGTTCATCTGCCGGATCGTCATCCGGTCGTTGCCGTCCCGCACCTCGACACACTGGGCGTAGAGGTAGGGCCGCTGTGCCGGGTCCTCATAGGCCCGGCGAATGTCATCCGTCATGTGCTTGCACAGCACAGCTTGGATGACCTCGGCCATCAGGGGGTGGTAGTGGATGACCGGCACGTTGGCCATGATCTTCTGCTGGATGTTGTTCCGCATGTCCTTGGTCAGTCTCATTGGCTCACTCCTTGTTGAGGGTTGGCGCAGCCCCGGTCACTCGGAGATACGCTTGATAGGTCACCACCTTGCGAGGGTACTTGCTGCCGACGAACTGGTCCCACGTGATGGGGTTGGTGGTGAAGACTTCGTGGCCAGCAGAGCCGTGCTTGATCTGGTTCCACTCCTTGACGAGTGCTCCGAGTTCACCGGCGTCGAGTTGTCCACTGGCACGGAGCCAGTGGACAAAGGTCGGACGTTTGGGATCAGAAGATTGGCTTGCCGACACGCATCCTCCAGTACAGCGTTTGCATAGGCACACCGCTACGCTCCGCTGCTTCCTTGAGGGGGATCATCTCCCCCTCGTATTCGACTAGGTGCTTCACTGTTTTCCCTTTCAGGTTCTCGGTGGTGAACAGTTCCGGTGGCTGCCACCCCTTATTCAGCCGGTACTTCAAGACGTGGTAAGCCAGCCCGAGTTCCCTCGCCCACTCGGCAAGCGTTTGCGTCTTGCCCTCATGGGTGAACAACCTGTTGGTGCTCATGTTGTTCTGCTGGTCCTGACGTGTGGCCCACCGGCAGTTATCCGGTGTATAGTCACCATCCACGTCGATCCGATCGAGGGTCATACCCTCTGGTACATGGCCCATGTCAGCGAAGAAGTTCTCGAACTCCCGCCACTGGTCGCAGACCTTGATCCCACGTCCGCCGTAGCGGTGGTACCTGCTGTTGTTGGGGTTGGTGCAGCGGTCCTTCATCTGCTGCCACACCGCATAGATGGGCGTCTGATACATGCCATGCTTGGCACGGCGCTTGTTGCTTTCGGCTACACTCATCGTGTCCTCCTTGGTTGCATGGCATGTATCATAGCAGGTCTTATTTCAATAACAAGACCTAGAACAGCACGTCCTGATGGCGGACAGCCCAGTTGGTGAAGGCCGCCGTATTGGCCAGTTCGGGCTTCTTACGGACAGCGTAGGAGATGCTGAGCACAGAGAACTCAGCCGGCATCCGCTCACAGTACCGACAAACACGTTCCATGTTGCTCTCACTGGCACGCTCAGCGATGGCACCGGACAGGGCGTAGAGGGTGGCCGGATCAGACGGCACGTCAGCAGTGTCGGGGTTCATGAGGATGGCGTCAGGGTTGGGCAGCTTGCGGTAGATCCTCATGAACCCAACGAACTCAGCCGCTGCACCCTCACCGATAGCACCCTTGAAGCACTCGTACTCGGCCTCGGCAGGGACCTTGCCGAGTACTGCGCTGACACCTTCGACCCAGCTACGGGGCGTCGGGTTGACGTCACGCTGAGGATCGAAGTCATGGAGCAGGTGAGGCCGGAACCGGATAAAGGCGATGACTTCCGGAGCCACGTCATGGTCGATCATCCACGAGGTGCTGTCATCCAGATGGGTCTCGAACTCGAGCACCGTCTCACGGTTACGGAGATGGGACAGTACCCGGTTGGCCCCAGCACGATCAGACTGGCGGTTGCCGGTCGAGATCACGGTCCAGCCATCCGCCAACGGCTTGCCATGCAGGGTCCGAGCCTGCTGGATGTTGGCCAGTACCTTCTGTAGGTCGGCATTGGCTTGGTTGCGGTCGTCGAACAGCAGAACACCGCCGTTCTCGGTGCCGGGCTTGCCCTTGTAGGGGAACCAGTCGGGCAACTTGTACTCGAACCCGTTGTCGGTGGGGTAGGGGATACCGAAGTCTTCCACCAGCATGGTCGGCATGTGCCGCTCGACGATGGGCATACCGAGGCTTTCTGCGACCTCATGGACGATGGTGGTCTTACCACCGCCGGGGGCACCCTCGATAGCGACGGAACGACCGACGGGGATCAGAGCGGACAGGGTGGATTTGATAAGAGAAGCACGCATAATTCAATCTCCTTGATGCGTTGGTGGTTAGTGGTTGTAGCGACGGTGGTCGGGTCCGAGCACCACGACGGCACCATCATGGCGATCCCTCATGCGCTTGGCCTCTTTCTTGTCGTCGAAGTACACCACCTCGCGGGTGTACTTCGAAGTGACGAGTTTGCCGTCAGGCAGCCGTATAGCGAACAGTTTCATGTTGTCCTCCGCTTGGTTGTTATGTGAGATGCTTTGCCCAGACGTCCGCGACGTCGAACGTGAACACGATCTGGTGCTGCGGCACCTCGACAATCGGTATCTGGTCGTCGAGTACTGTGTCCTTGGTGGGACCAACCGCCAGCTGCCCCAACCCGTTCGAGGTACCCCACGTACGGATACACCTCGCCTTGGTCATAGTTGCGTGGTGCTGTGACTGAGAGAACTCCCCGCACACAAACACAAACCCGTTGTTGATAACTACAATCTTCATGGTCTTCTCCTTGGTTAGAAGTCTGTACCGCCGTAGCCGTGGCCGTAGCCGTGGCCGTCGCCGTAGCCGTAGCCGTTGCCGTAGCCGTAGCCGTTGCCGTAGCCGTCTTTGGTGGTGATGATCTGCCCCGGCAGCAGCCGAGGCCAGTAGAGGTGTGTCATTCG